TGGCAACGTCGCCGCAGCCCGCGCCCTGTTTATGGGTCGTCAGGCCGGTGTCTGCGCCTATGGCACCACCAAGGGCCAGCGGTTCATGTGGAAGGAAGAAGTGGAAGACTACGGCAACGAACCAACCGTTGTCGCGGGCACCATTGTCGGCGTCAAGAAGACCCGCTTCCGCAACAAGGACTTCGGCGTGATGTCGATCGACACCGCCGCCAAGAAGCCCGGCACCTAACGCTTGATCGACCCCCTCGCGGGGGTCGGTTTCGCATAGGCACCCATCAGAGCAAGGAACCGAAAAGATGCTCCACCAGACCAAAACCGCCAAAGGGCTCAACACTCCCCCTGTTCCGTACCAAGCCGGGCAGGAAATGGTTGCGACCTTTGAACACACGTTCAACGACGCTTTCACCACGGCAACCGACAAGATCGAGCTTGGCGTGCTGCCGGGCGGCGCGATCCTCACCGGCGCGACCGTCATTGGTGAAGGGCTTGGCGTGGCCACCGCCAACGTCGGCTTTATGTCGGGTGAGCCCGGCGACAAGGACGACACACGCACCGTTGGCACCGAGTTTTTCTCGGCCCAGAGCGTAAACGATACCGAGCAGGCAATGACCGCAGCAGCGGCCAAAGGCATCGCGCCCGACAATGCCCACCGTGGCATCGGCGCGACCGTCTCGGCAGACGTTGCCGCCAGTGCAGCCAAAAAGCTGACGCTGGTGATCCGCTACACCTACTGAGCAGCGCAGTAGGCTAGTGCGGGGCGGTTTTTTCCTCCCTTGGTTTCCGCCCCGCACGACCATCACGACCCTAGGCAATCCCCACCTCGGAAAAGGAACACCCCCCAATGGACATCGTATCGAAGATCGAGCGCAAGAACGGCACCACCGTCACCTTTGGCAGCGACACCTACCACTTCAAACCGAAGCAGGAAGGCGGCAAGCACATCGCGGCTGTTGAGAACGAGACGCACATCAAGCGCCTTCTCAGCATCCCCGAAGGCTTTGAGCCACTGGACCCAGACGAGGCCCGCGACCTGATTGGCGCAGAGGCCGCGCTTGAGAACAACATCGAGCCCGAAGGCAACGCCGACAAAGACCACGGCGACGACGAGCGCACCCCAGAGCAGAAGCTCGAAGACAACATCGAGCCGACCGGCACCGACGAGAACACCGGCACCGACGAAGGCACTGCGCCCGAAGGTGGCGACGACCTCGACGGGCTGGACGATGCCGCAATGCGCGTGGCCTACGAAGACCAGTTCGACAAGAAGCCGCAGGCCAACATGAAACCCGAAACCATGGCCAAGCGCATCCGAGAAGCCCGCGCCGCCAAGTAAACCAACCCACCTGAAAGGAGCCAGCCATGGCCTTCACAGCAAAAGATGTCATGCTCCGCGCCACCACCGTCTTGCAGGACGCTGGGGCCGTGCGCTGGCCCGCCACAGAGCTTTTGCTCTGGCTGAACGACGCAGTGCGTGAGCTCGCGCTGCACAAACCGAACGCCGTGGCCGAAACCGCAGAGCTTAGCCTCGCGCAAGGCACATGGCAGAGCCTTCCAGCCGAGTATATCTCGCTCATTCGCGTGAGCCGGAACCTGACCAACGTGGCCGCCGATGTCGGTGGGCGCACAGGCGGTAAGGCGATCACCCCGATTGTGCGCGAAATCCTCGACGCACAGATGCCCGGCTGGCAAGATCTGACCGTGCTGCCTGCATCGCCCAACGTGACGCACATCATCCAAGACATGATGGACCCGCGCAGTTTCTATGTGGTCCCGGCTAACGATGGCACAGGCATCATCGAGGCGATTGTCTCCAAGATGCCCGCCGACATCGTGCAGCCCACCAACCCGCTCGACATCGACAGCTACACCGCGACCGTCGATCTGCCCGACATCTACCGCAATGCGCTGGTGGACTTTGTGCTCTATCGCGCCTTCTCCAAGGACATGAACCTTGCAGGCAACGCACAGCGCGCCGGAGCCCACTACCAGCAGTTCGCGCAGGCCATCGGCATGAAGACCCAGACCGAGCAGGTTACGACCGTCAACACCACCGGCTCGCAGCCCAACAGCTAATAAGGGAGAGGCGACATGGCTCTTCCAACCCGCCCGCTCAAAGACTTCCTGCCCATGGTGCTTCCCGAAGTGCCATACTGCCCGCGCCCGGTCGCGGAGCTTTACTTGCGGCTGGCGGCCATCGAGTTCTGCGAGCGTACCCGGTGCTGGCGCCATGTCACCACACAGGACGTTGCCGGGCAGGACGGGGCCATTGTCGCGCCTGACTACGCGACCATCCACGAAATCGAGACAGCAGAGTGGGACGGGCAGATCGAGCTTTGCCCGACGCAGTTCTCAGAGATTGATACTGACGCCTACGGGGCCGAGGACGGGGCCGCAGGGCCGCCGCGCTACATCACGCAGGTTGCCGCCAACCAGATTGCAGTCGTGCCCTTTGCCACTGGCTCTCTGCGCCTCTCGCTCTTCCTCAAGCCGCGCTCTGGCTCCGAGTTTGGCGGCGACCCAAACGACCCCTTGCAGGACAAATACAACGTCGTGCCTGAGTTTATGTTCATCCAGCACGCCGATCACATCGCATCGGGCGCACTGGCGCGGATTATGAACCTGCCGGATCAGACCTACACCAATCCGCAGATGGCACAGCAACACCTCGCTCGCTTCGAGCGCGCCTGCGACCGCAAATTTTCATCCAACATGAGAGGCCAGCATCGCGCCAAGCGCCGCACCAAAGCGCACCCGTTCTGACCCCTCCCACCAACCAACGGAGCCGCCCGCGATGCTGCAACTACTCGACTTCAAGGGGGAAATCCCTCGCCGCCATCCCCGGCTCTTGCCCAAGGGGTTCGCGCAGCGGGCCGTGAACACACGGCTTGAAGATGGCTGCATCGGTCCCGTCAAAGACCCGCTGTTTATCTCTGCCACCCCTGCGACAACCCGCTCGATGTACCTCGATGGCACGTCTTGGCTGACGTGGACGACCGACGTGGACGCCGTGCCCGGCCCGGTGGCGACAGATCGGCTCTACATCACCGGCGACGGTGCGCCTAAAATGCGCGTGGGCGAGCAGACCTATAACCTCGCCTTGCCGGGCCCGGTCAACGCGCCGACCGCCACGGCACTGCAAGCGGCTGACCCCGAAGAGTTTGAAGAGGTGTTCTACGTCTATACTTGGGTAACTGAGTGGGACGAAGAAAGCCCGCCTTCGCCGCCGACCGACATCGTTCAGTATTCCGATGGCGTGGTGGTGCGCATCGACAGCCTCGACACACCGCCCGCCGGGCGCATGGTGGACCGCGTGCGCTTCTACCGCTCGCAGACATCGGCCATGGGCAACACCTCGCTCTACTATGTGCATGAAATGCCCGTCGCCAACACCAGCTTCGACCACGATCTATCGCTGGCGGAAATGGCCGAGCCGCTGCCCTCCAACGACTATGACACCCCGCCTGCCAGCATGAAGGGGCTTATCTCCCTGCCTAATGGCATTATGGCCGCTTTCGACGGTAAGGAATTGCTGTTTTCTGAGCCCTACCGCCCCCATGCGTGGCCGGAAAAGTACCGCCTGTTTTCCGACTACCAGATCGTCGCACTGGCCGCCTTTGGCCCTTACATCGCCGTGCTGACCACCGGGACGCCCTATCTGGTGCAGGGCACGCACCCCGACAGCATGTCGATGCAGAAGATTGAAGAGCAGCTTCCCTGCCTCTCCAAAGCCGGAGCGATCGACGTAGGCTATGCCGTGGTTTACCCGTCCACAGAGGGGCTTGTGGTGCTGCAAAGCGGCGGCCCGCAGGTGATTAGCAAGTCGCTCTTCACCCGCTCCGAGTGGACCGCCTTGCGGCCTGAAACCTTCATCGCGGGCGCGTACTCTGGCCGCTATGTGTTCTCCTGCGATGGCGTCCTGCCGGGGGGGGCAGAAAAGACCGGAGTAATCGACCTGTCAGGCGAAATGCCGTTCTTGATCCGGTCGGACATCGACGCCGTTGCCATGTTCACCGACTTCCGCAGCGGCAAGCTCTATTGGGCCGACAGCGGCGGCGCTGGCATCCTTGCGTGGGATGAAGCCGACCAGACCAGCTACGCCACTGCCATCTGGCGCACGGCCCTACTGGATCTTCCCGCGCCTTCCAACTTCGCCGCCATCTTGATCGAGGCCGACGACGTAGGCACGCCGCCAAGCTTCACAGCCCGCATCTATGCCGATGGCATCCTGCGCCACACGATCACCACCTACAACGCGCCACAGCGTCTCCCTAGCGGGTTTCTAGCCGACCGTTGGGAGATTGAGGTCGAGGGCAATGTCTCCGTATCCTCCATCGCGCTTGGTGGCTCCTTCGAAGACTTGCAGAGGTTCTAAGCTATGGCGCGACGCCCCAACCCCCCAAAGAGCATGGCAGGCGCTTTCGACAACCGGTTGAAGGAAGCTCTTGAGGTGCTGGCTGGCTTTCGCGGGAAAGCCGGGGATGCCGCGGTGCGCCGCAAAGACCTCGTTAGGTATGACAACGTAATCGAGAAGAAAAACCAGATCGTCCTTGAGAAGCTGGACGATACGGAAACCGAGCTTACCAACCAATACACAGGCATCAACGCCGAGCTTGCGGATACGGTTAATAAGCTGGCGCAGGCGCGCATCGACATCGACCAAGCCATGGCAGACCTCGACGCCACTGAGATTGAAGTCGCACAGGCGCGCGCCGACATCGTGGCCGCCGATGCTCTGGCGACAGGGGTGCGCAACGACCATGACGCGCTCACTGCCTCATTCTCCGGCACGCTGACCGACGCTTTCGAGGCCCGCGACACGCTTATCACCGAAGCGCGTGAACGGATCGGGCTGGCCGAGCACACAATCGCCGCCCAGGTGCCTGTAATGCGCTCGGTCGAAGACGCCATCGACACCATTTCGCAGAGCGTGGCGCGGCTGAATACCGTGCAACACGACATTGCCGGACGCATCGCTGACGCAGGTATCTATGTCGATGAAGCCGATGGCACCGTGCATATCTATGCGGTCGATCAGGTGGCCGGGCGCACCAGCGATGCTGAAATCCGCCTCGATGCCGCCGAAGCAAACATCAACCTGCGCGCCACCTACACCTATGTTGACGACCAGATTGCCACAGCCGTTATTGACCCGTCGCAAATCCCGATTTTTGACGACCTTCTGGCCCGCATCAACACAGTTGAAGTGGACCTCGACGCCGCAGAGGCCGCCATCACGCTCAAAGCGGATAGCACCACCCTCGATGGCTATGACGTGCGTCTCAGCGAAGCAGAGATTGATATTGACGGGTTGCAGGGTGAGATTGCCCTGAAGGTGGATCGCACCGAGTTTGACGACGCCGAAACCCGCCTGACCTCTGCCGAGCAAACCCTCTCGAACATCGACGGGGCCAGCATCAGCCAGAACGTCATGGACGTGCGAGAGCATGGCCGCAGGCTGGATCGAGACGAACTTCAAACCCTCGAAGACCTCCTTACTTTCTACGAAAACCGCGAAGTGCTGCGCCGTGAATTGGCCTTTGTCACGCAGGATATTCATGCCCGCGTGACCGAAGAGGGCGAGGCCATCGCCACGCAGACAAGCAGCTTGGGCGCGCAGATTGACAACGCAAACGCTCTTATCACCAATGAGCAGGCCGTGCGCGCGGCGGCAGATGAAGCCATGGCGCTCGACATCACCACCCTGCAAGCCGATGTGGGCAACTTCTCAGCCACTCTGAGCCAAGAATACTACACGATCAGCCAAGCGGATCAGGCCATTTCCAGTGCCATTTCCTCTTTCGAGACTGAGTTCCGCGACCCTGCAACCGGGCAGATCAGGGCCACGGCGCTGACGCAGTATTACACGAAGACCGGCACCGACGACGCTATCTCGGCGGTTGAAACCACCTTGAGCGGGGAAATTCAGCGGGTTGAGGACAATTCGCAAGCCGGGCACTTCCAGCACCTACTCGACGCGACTGAGGCCGTAACGGTCGGGGCCGCTGTGACCGTCTCCGAGGCCGCTGGCGCTTTCGGGCAGGATGCCACCTTGATCGTGCGCGAAGGCGGTACAGCGCGCACCACAAATGGCGCGACCAACGGGGCAAACTTCCGTCTGCCGGAGGCGCTGCGCACGCATCTGATGGGGCGGCGCGTCAAAATATCCGTGCTGGCGAAGAAACCCGCCACCAACCCCGCGACCAACTTCTCAGTTGCCTACTCGACCAACAGCGAGGGCAACAGCGGCGCGCTATCTCTCGGTCCACTGCAACCCGATTACGCTTGGTATAGCGCGTATTATGACCTCCCGTCAGGCGGGGCAGAGACGGACGACTTCATCGGCATCTTTGGCGACGACAGCAAGACCAACAAGGGCGTGCAGATCGCGCGCGTGCTGGTGGCGCGATCCGCCGAGGCCGAAGAGCTACCGGAAATTAGCAACCTATCTGCCGACATCAGCGATGTGTTGGGGCTTGAAGTGACGCCAACGCACGCTTTCGGCCAGTGGGTGCAAGACATCGGCGTGAGCGTGGCCGACCCAAACAATCCCGGTCAGACGCTTTCCGCGCGCACCTCCCTTACCGCTTCCGCCGTGGCCGACATCGAGGGCAACCTTTCCTCTGTGATCGGGTTCAAGGCGCAAGCAGGCAATTCGGTATCCCTGCTCTCTTTGGTGGCCGCAAGCGATCCCAGCGGGGCAAGCTATTCTCTCGCCAAGCTCTCTGCCGACAACATCATCCTCGATGGTACCGTGGGCACCGAAAAGCTGGTTGTGGGGCTGGGGCGCAACATGCTCCCTAATGCCGACTTCTCAGCGGGGTTGACGCATTGGGCAGTGGATTTGCGCTCTGGATCGGTCGGGACGGACAGCGAGCTTTCAGTGCGCACACCGGGGGAAAGCTGGGCCGGGCCGAAAACCGCAACCTTGATGATCCGTCAGCCCAGCAACGCAGCTACTGGTTATTTCCGTGCCGGATGCTTGACCGAGGATGCCAATGGCACGCTTGGCTATGGCGTCGATGTCGAAGACGAAGAATGGTACGAAATTCAAGCCCGCGTCTCCACGCACCGCTGCACCGGGCGGCTCTTGATGCAGTTCTACAGTGATAACGGCTCACTTTTGAGTTCCACGTTCAGCGAATATTTCGCGGTCAATGCTTCCAGCAGCACCAATCCGAACCAATGGCCGCGCTATTGGGTGAAGGCGCAGGCACCGACCGGCGCGGCCTATATGACCTTCAAGGTGGACAAGCACGGTACGCAAAGCGGCTCTGACAGCTTTCTCTTTTTGCACCATCCGCAGGCGGCGCTGACCACGGCCAGCGCCGGGCAGGCGAGCGCATGGTCGCCGGGCACCACCACCGTCATTGATGGCGGTCAAGTGCGCACCAACACGCTCCACGGTGACAAGATCATCGGGCGCACGATCACTGGCGATCATATCGCGGGGAACAGCATTACCGCCTTCGAGGCCGACTTCGAGAGCTTGTCGGCGCTTGGCTTGACCGTAGGCAACGCCGACATCGTGGGCGACATTAAGAGCGACGACTTCGCCGCAGGATCGGCTGGCTGGCGTATCCGTAAGAGTGGCAGTGCAGAGTTCAACGACATCACCATCAGGCGGCAGTTGGTGCTGGCGCAGGGGTCTTTTGCGCCCGGTGGCACCGCTTCCGAGGGGACTGAATACCGCTGGGTTAACACCGGTATCAGGATCGGCAAACATGACGTGTGGCGCGCGTCAGACATCACCCTTTTGGCCACGGCGGCGATCACCTCGGGCGCATCTGGGCCATCCAACATAGACCCCAATAACGCCTTTTGGTCTTGTGAGGCGGTGGTTAGCCCCGGCGCGCGCTGGAATGGTTATGTTCCGGGCCAGCCGCAACCAAATATTTCTTACCGCCAAGACCCGGCCACGCTGATTACACCCTCTTGGGCCACCGGCACGGATATGCGTGTGTTCCTACGTATCCGCGTCTTTAGTGAGGGCGGCCCCTCCTTCCCCAACCCGCTCATTCAGTGGAAGGTGTTTCACGTCAGCTAATTTCGGGTGGCGCGGCGGTAGCTTCCCAGCGGCCACTACATATGGTATTAAGAGGAAACCTTCGCGCATGATGTGCGGTTTTCGGCAGGACGCCGGATCTTCAACATCACCGCAGGGGCTCCTTCATGGCATGGTATGGCACTGGCACGGTCAACGTCACAAACGGCTCCACCGCCGTTACCGGGACAGGGACCGAATTTATCTCTGGCTTGCAGGCTGGATGGGGCTTTGTCGGCCCCGATGGGCGAACCTATGAGATTGCCTCGATCCAGAGTGCAACCGGCCTCACGCTCTCCGCCCCCTACCTCGGATCGACACAGACCGGACAAGACTACGCGGCCTTTCCAACGCAAAGCCTCGCAGCCGACCTGACAGCCGCGATCAACACGCTGATTTCAGACTTCCAAGGCGTCAAAGATGGCGCTGGATCAGGCAAGTTTGGTAACGGCACCGCCGCCGCACCCGGCATGGCCTTTCTGGCAGATCAAGACACCGGCTTTTCCCGCCCGGCGGCAAACCAACTCGCCACGTCAACAGGCGGGGTGCGGCGCTTGCTGCTGTCAAGTTCTGCCTATCAGGTCGATGTGCCGATCACCGGCACGGCGGTTCAAGCCAGCGCCACCGATACCACAGTGGGGCGGCTTATGGCCGTGGGTGCTTTTGGCTTGGGGGCTGACGCTCTGCCGCAGGTCTCAGACCTTAATGGCATTAACGTCTCTGGTCTCTATCGTATTCTTGTGGCTAATGCCGCCGCTGGCAATGCACCCACAAACCATAACTATGTGGTACTGCACGCCTCATATGACACCAACAACGAAACCCAAATGGCGCAGCGTATTGCCATTGCTGACCCCGAGGTGTGGTTTCGTGTCAGAAACGCCACAGGCTGGCAACCGTGGGAGCGGGTACTGACCAGTGCTGAGGTTCAATCCAGCGCGACGGATACCACGGAGGGGAAATTGCTTACTGTCGGCGCTTTTGGGCTTGGGCAGAAAGCGACTACACCCGAAATACCGTCTTTCAGTGCCGCAGACACGCCTGCAGGCCGGTATCACTATGTTCCGACTTCTGTAGGAGTGGCTGACGCACCGGCCGCAGCTTCAGGCAACGGGATGATTGTGGTTGACCGAGCGTTTGCCAATTCGCTGCGTCAGACACTTACCGAGAATAACGGGGGGTCAATCGGTGGCGCTACTTGGTCACGGACCTATAATGGGACCGGCGGTTGGTCACCGTGGCGCAAACACTATGACAGCCGAAATATTATCGGCACTGTCTCGCAATCGGCAGGCGTCCCAAGCGGCGCGGTGATTGAGCGCGGCAGCAACGCCAACGGGGAATATGTGCGGTTTGCGGATGGGACGCAAATTTGCACACATCAAGTGAGTGCCGACGCTGCTGCGGAAGTGGCTTGGACTTTCCCAGCGGCTTTTTCGGCTACACCTTCTGTTTTGGGCACCCCGAATGTCGGGGGTCTAGCCCGTTATGCGACCATAGGATCACTTTTTTCCTCATCTGTTAAGCTATGGGCGTGGAATGGCAGTGGGGTTCGGGCAAATTCCGCTGTGCTTATGACTGCCATTGGCCGCTGGTTCTAAAGGAGAACACACATGAAAATTACGTTGCACATGCAAGCCGGGTTGCCCGGTGATCCTGAAACAACTGCAAGCGTTGCGGGCGATATTCTGACCGTCGACGGGGTGGACTATGACCTGTCGCCGGTGCCGGAGGGCGGGCAAGCCGTGCCGGAAGGGGAAAGCCCCTTTGTCGGGGCGATCACACGCACCAATGGCGAAGTCGTTTGCGAAATGCTCTGGCGCTATGACGGAGCCACAGCGGAGCCAGAACAGGCATATGAAATCCCGGTCGTGACTGTGACCAACGGTGATGTGCCTGACCCGGTGACGCGCAAGCCGGAGCCAGAACCAGAGCCGGAGCCAGAAGGGCCGCCCGTAGAAGGAGAACCCGCGTGACCTTTTCCCTGAACATCAAAACCGTGGACGACCTCGCCGCAGAGGATCAGGCGCGGATTGCCGAGCAGGTCAACGTCGAGCGCGACCGGCGCATTGATGGGCAATTCACCTTCAACGGCGTGGCCTACCAGAGCCGCCCACAGGACCGGGAAAACATGGCAGGCGCAGCAACATCTGCCCTTGCTGCCATCGTTAATGGGGCGCAGGCCGGTGATCTGCGCTGGCATGGGGGCACTGAGGACTTTGTTTGGATCGCAGCAGATAACAGCACGGTAGCGATGGATGCTCAGACCATGTTTGCACTTGGTCAGGCGGCAATGGCGCACAAGCAAGACCATATATTCGCTGCGCGGGCGATCAAAGACATGGCGACGATCCCTGCCGATTACACCAACGACCAATACTGGCCGAGCTAAGGAGCAGCGCCATGGGGGCGGGAGAGTTCTCAGACTTTGCTAGTCAGTACGGGCCTTTCGTCGCCCTTGGTGCCGTGGTGATCGTCGCTATGGCGGCGGTAATTCGGGCGCTCTGGCACCGCCTGAATGAACAAATCGACAAGCGGTTCGTTGACCATGAGACACATTCGCAGCAAATGGCCGACGTGACCAAGACGCTCGACCACGCGCTCAAGTTTGTTGAGGGGAGCGGTCGTGGATAACTTCTTGAAAATCCTTTGGGGTAAGCAAACGCCGCCATCGCGCGGAGAAGTGCGCTCTGTGCAGTTGCGTGAAGTGGCGGAAGCGAAGCGCCAAGAGCTAGAGCGCGCGATGTGCTATCGAAGCAAAGAGATTAACGGCCTTGTAAACGGGGTCTTACCGAAGAGAGAGGCCGAGCCATGATCTATTTGATGATCGCAAACTACGTCGCCGCGCTCGCCGCAGTGGGATTGATGGTGCTGGTGACAATCGGCTTCGCGCCGCACTTGCGATTTCGCATCAGAGGGCACGACACCAACAGCCTTATGAGCATCTTTGTTGCCGTGATCGCCGCGACATCTTGGGTCCGTATCCTCTATTGGAGCCTGTTGCGCCCGATGTTTGGCGTGGTCGGATGGATGCCACCCGGTAATTTCACGATGCTGGGCTTGTCGGTGAACATCGGCTTTAGCCTCGCTGCCTGCGTGGCTGCGCTCGCCGCTATGGGGGCTTTGTACTACAGTCTGCCGACTTGGGCGCAGCGCGAGTGGGGGTTCTTCAGGGCCCCCTTCTATCCACATAAATTCACGATCACTTGGCGCTGGTGAGCTGGGCTATCGCGCCGCTACCCAAGGGCGGCGGCCTATGCTAATGTAAGCGCAATTCCCCGCGCAGGACGTGCGGCCACACGCAAGAGAAATGCGAAAGGCCAGCCATGTCCACCGACACCCCCACAACCCGCGCAGAGCCGCCCTTCGACACTGAAGCGTGGCGCGATCTGCGCAATCGTAAGCTGCAAGAGTGGATTGGGGATGCCAGCGCCATCGCCTTCCTACAGCAATTTGGCGACTTCTGTGAGGTCATTGACGACCTTTGGGACCAAGATAAGCCCGTCACCAAGGACGACCTGACGCGCGTGCTCTTCGTCGCCATGACGGAAATGCCGCTGAACCCCTTCTTTGATCGCTTCAAAGGCCAGCTTGTGCCGGTCATGGTCACAGGCATCAACGCTTGGCTCGATGCCAACACGCTTGAGCAGGGCAGCGAGAACGACAAGGTGTTCGCCTATGTCCTGCGCGATTGGTACGCCGAGTTGATCGCCTTTGTGATCTACCTCGCACGCGGGCGAGACTACATGCGCGCCGTGAGCATGGAGGTGCGCCACTTCTTCACACATCAAGAGAGCCTTGAAGAGTACAAGGAGGATTTGACATGAGCTTTGGTGGCGGTCAGAGCGCACCCGATCCAGACCCACGGATTGGTGAGGCGGCGCTGAAAAGCGCGGAAATCGGGGGCAAGTACCTCGATTGGATGAAAGATCAGTCCAAAATCTCCAACAAGTGGGCTCTGGACGACCGAGCGCGGCATCAAACCGTGTTTCAGCCGTTGCAGGACGAGTACATCGCCCGATCGCAGGAAGGGCCGGATTACGCGGGCGTCGAGCAGGACGTTGATCGCGCCGCCGCTGATGCCTCTTTGCAAGCCTCGCAGGCGCAAGCGCAGATGGACCGCCAGTTGGCGGCACAGGGGATCGACCCCCGGTCAGGGCGCTCCGCAGAGACGATGCGGCGCTCTGAGCTTGATGAAGCTCTTATGACAACGGGCGTCAGCAACCAGACGCGCTTGCAGGGCCGCGCCGCCGCCGAGGCGGAAAGCGAAATGATGAAGTCCAACGCGATCAATATGGGCTCTGGCTTGGGCGTGAACCCAGCCACCTCGCTTGGCCTGTCCAATAGCTCGATGTCGTCGGGCTTCTCTGGCGCCATGAAGGGCCAAGGGCAGATGATGTCGGGCCTGAACATGCAGTACGGGCAGCAGATGGACAAATGGCGGGCCGATCAGGAGCAGAGCAACAGCCTATGGGGCGGCATCGGCAACATCGCAGGCTTGGGTATCTCGATGATGTCTTCCAAGGAGTACAAGGAAGACAAGCGCCCGGCCAAGGGCGTGCTCGATGCCGTGCGCTCGATGCCGGTTGAGGAATGGAAGTACAAGGAAGGGCTAGGCGATGGCGGCGCGCATGTTGGTCCCTACGCCGAGGACTTCCATGCAGCCACAGGCAAGGGGGATGGCAAGTCTATCCCGATCATCGACGCCATCGGCGTCACCATGGGCGCGGTGCAGGAGCTCGATCGCAAGATGCGCAAGGGCGAAGGCAGGGCCAAGGGTGGCAATGCCGACGATCCCGGCGACCGGCGCGGCAGCGGGCCGAGCCCGAAAAGCATCATGGGGGCGATCTAATGGGCACAGGGGCATTTCTGACCGGCCTTGCAGGCGGGATTGATAGCGGCATCGGTATCAAGGAGCGCAAGAAAGACCGCGAGCGCGAGGACAAGTGGCTCGAAATCGCCAAGCTGAACGCCGAGCGGGGCGTGCTCGACCACGAAAGCGAGCGTGCCTATCGGTCGCAGCCGGACGGTGGCGGCGGTTCCGGCGGTTCTGGCGGCAGCGGCGGGGGCGGGGCTGGCATGGTCTATTCCGGTCGCAACGGTGCATCGGCCCGCGATATGCGCGGAGGTGATCGAGAGTTGCTGGCCAAGACCCTCATGGCGGAAGCCGGAGGCGAGGGCTATGAGGGTATGCTGGCCGCAGGGGCGGTGATCCATAACCGAGCCAACACCAAAGGCTACGGCGACAGCCTGCGCGACGTGATTATGAAGCCGGGGCAGTTTTCCGCGTGGAACGGCGTGACGGGCTATGCGGGCGGTGAAGGCGGGCTCGATATGGACAAGATCAATCCCAGCGAGCACGCGCTGAAAGCGGCTGACGCGATCCTCTCTGGCAGCTTTGAAGATCCGACGGGCGGCGCGACCCATTACTACAACCCTTCCGTCGCCAATCCCAAGTGGGGCCAGAAGCGCGCCGGGGGGGATTGGCTCACAATCGGCAATCATATCTTTGGCTCTGCCGATGCCGGCCGATCTGGCGCGCGCTCCAAGCCGCGCAAGGCCGCACCTGCGCCGCAGTCGACCGAGCGCCCGCAGGCGCGACCCGTCGAGCCGACCGAGCGCCCGCAGGCCCGCCCTATGGCCGAGGCTGCACCATCACCAGCGCCCGCAGAGCGCGGTATTCTTTCGACCGGCGAGCTTCTGGCCCGCCGCTACACCGTTTAAGGAGGCCCAGCATGTCGGGTTTGGGAAGTTTCGTAAAAGGCGCGTTTGATGGCTATTCCTTTGGCGAGAACGTCAAGGACAAGAAGGCCGAGCGCGAGCGCAAAAAAGACCGCCATGAATGGGACGGGGCTGCGCAAGAGCGCGCCTCAGAGCGCCACGGTTGGGCGCGCGGTGATAACGAGTGGGTAGGCGAGCAACGCGGGCGGCAGCGCGAGACATGGGAGCGCGAGGACGATACGCGCGAAGCCTATGCCGACGCCTATGAGGCAACCAAGGACAGCTACGGAGAAGACGGGGGGCGCGGCGTGATCGAGGGCGACAGCCAGCCGGTCACGATCAGCACCAGCGGCGACGGTCCCGGCGCAGAGCCCCTTGTGCGGCCTAAGTCGAAGCCTGAACACCTCAATGCCCCGCAGCCGCGCAGTGTTATGATCGAAGCCCCGACAGCACCCCGCGCACCAGAGGCCGCGCCCAACGTCGCGCCCAGCGTCGGCACAGATGGCCCAGCCATGCAGCGTACCGCGCCGGTACAGCCGGTTGCGCCTTCTATGTCCGAGCGCGGCGTCATGGATACCGCACCGGCACAGGCACCCGCGCCCCGGCGTCCATCGCGCACCGAGCACGCCAGCAAGTTTGAGGCTCCGGCTCATGTCATGCGCGCGGCGCAGGAAGCCGACAAGATCGAGGAAATGCTCGAAAGCGGCACCTATGAGCCGGGCGGCCCGCCGCTGGCCGAGCAGGACAAGGCTATGTTTGCGGATCTTCTCGCGCAGCGTGACGCCGAGCTTATGGCATGGTCGCAGGACGACCGCCCGCTTAACGGCGGCCAGTTCAACACGGCAGACGAGCGCCGGGACGCCTTTGGCAACACCGGGCCGCGTCAGGCCGCCGAAGGCACGCGGGCAACGCCTGCCTCGATGGCTGCGCCTGCCATGGACCCGGCCCCGGCAATGCCTGCCCCAGACGGGCCGATCAGCCGCGCAGCACCGGGCGAGGTGCAGCCGCAGCAGGGCTGGCGTGCTGGTCCTGACCCACAGGCACCCCGCAACCCGCCAGCGCCACCAGCGCAGCCCCAGCCCGGCGCTGCGCCCGGCGAGGCGACCGGCGCAGTGCCGGTCGAGCGCGAGACGATTGAAGAGCTTGACGACCGGGCCGCAAACGCGCCCATCGAAGAGGGTGGCGCGCCTTCCGTTGAGGTGGCAGAGGCGACCTTGACCAAGGGCGTTGTTGGCGAGGGCGGCGCGATGAAGAGCACGCCCGCGCGCGACAAGAAGGCCACGGAGAGTTTCATGGACCGATACGCCAAGGTTGGCGCACCAATGGTCATGGAGCACTACCTCAAGACCGGCCAGCCAGATAAAGCCAAAGCCTTCGAGGAATGGCTCGACACCCGCGAAACCAAGCAGGCCATGCGCTCTTGGTCCGAGGGCGTGCGCCGGGCCGCCGTGGGCGATTGGGATGGCGTGCTCGATCACCTGTCTGAGACATACAACGGCGTTGACGATGGCTATACGGTGCTGCGTGACAAATCCGCCATCACCAAAGACAGCCGGGGCAACGTCACCGGGGGGTATGTCACCTTCAAAGACAGCGAGACGGGCGAAGAGTTCGTGCGCGAGTTCAAGGATCAATCCGACATCATCGAGCTTGGCATCTACGCGCTCGCGCCGGAGCAGATGTTTGAATACCTCTATAAGATTGACCAAGAGGCGCGCAGCACCGGCAAGAAGCTGATTGAAGAACGCGAAGGCAAGGTGAAGGACTACGCGGGCATGATTGGCGATGAAATGGACAGCATTCGCAAGGCCGAGAGCGAGAAATACAACCCGGCTGACCGCCTCACGGAAGATCAAATCCGCGAGCAAGCGGAGCTCAACGTGCGGCGGCGCTTGGCGATTGGCGAGCAGCATGTCACCGGGGGCGGAAAGTCGGAGCCACCACAAGATTATCGTATGAATTAGGTAGATCGGCACAACATATTGCGCTAATCTCTATTCAGACGATCTTTCTTCCTGTTTGATTATCTGACCTCACAGACTTGACCCCGGCCTTGACAGCCGGGGTCTTTTTTTTGCGGGCGGTGCGCGGCACGCTTCACCGATCCTCTTGCATCTGCTATCGTCGGCTAAATCCCCGCGCATGATGTGCGGCCACCCCCTTAATCTCTTTTCCGAGGTGAATTGTGGCCGAAAACGTCTTTGCGATCCTTCCGACCGAATATGAAGCACGAAAAGCTAAGGCTGACGCCGAAGGCCGCGACATCTTCGATAACCCGAAACTTCCATCCCTTGAGGATGGATCGCCCGACTATGACGCGCTTGGCGGGCAGTATCAGGTGCCGCCAAACATCATCAAAGCCGTGGCAGACAGCGCCGGTGTTGATCCCAAGCAAGCCCCAGAGTTCGCAGCCCGCGCCGCCGCTGCCATCGGTAAAGAGCTTCAATCGGGCAAGGACGTGCCAACGGCGCTCAAGACGATCCTTGGCGACGAGGCCGCAACCGCTGAATTGCTGAAATACGCCGATGGCATCGCCCGGCAGCGCGAAGGCGCAGAGCCAGTAGAGGCCGAGGACGAGCAAGGACGCCTCTCCAAAGCCTTTGAAATGGGCGAGAAGGGCGCGATCAAGCGCGGGCATGAGTTCGCGCGGGACGCTTCCGCCGCCGTGGAAGAGGGCGCATTCGGCCAAGGCGTGGCGGGGCTGCGCGAGAAGGCCGAGAACGCCTTGTTCGTGGGCGAGGATGGCAACCCCAACGCGCTAGGCCGTGTAGTCAACGCCGGGCGCAAGATGGCCGAAAAGGGCGATGGCCTCTCCCGTCCGACAGTCGGCGGCGAAAAGGTGACGCAGGAAGAGCGCGCCGAAGACCTCCGCAGCAACGTGAGCCCAATGGCGCAGGCCGCAGAGGCGCGCTTGAAAGAGCTTTCCGAAGGCGGTTTCGAGATTATGGATTGGCGCGATATTCGCGGCCTTGGCTCCGCTGTGCAGTTCATGGGCGAGAACATCGCCACGTCTCTGCCGCAGATGGGCGCGAGCATGGCGTCGGGGCCGTTTCAACCGCTGGTGACAATCACCCTTCTGGGCGGTGAGGCTAACGAGGAATTGAAAGAGCGCACCGAATTGAGCGAGGCCGACCGGGTTGCCGTTGCAACCGGCGCAGGCACCGCCATGTGGGCGCTTGAAACGATTGGTCTAGGCCGTGTGTTCGGCGGGTTGGTCCCGTCGCAGGTGGCGAAGCAGGCGCTCAAGGGCGAGCTTTCCGAGACGCTTATCAAAGCAGGCTTCAAGCGCAGTGCTGCGCGCGTGCTCGAAGCAGGTATCGCGGAAGGCTCTACCGAGGCGCTGCAAGAGGGCATCGTCATGGGTGCGACCGCCGCCGCTGGTGGCAAGTACGAGCGCGGCGAGGTTATCGACCGCCTGACCTCCGCTTTCGCGGGCGGCGCTGGTGCCGGTGCTGGCCTGCGTGCCGGGGCCGAGCCTATGGCCGCCATGCGGGACCGCCGCGAGGCGCGCGATCAACAAGGTTCGGGGGGCGACGGGGATACGCCAGCGGCGGGCGTGCCTCCCATTCAGCCGGGGGGCGCGCCGCAAAGTCCTCCGGCACCAGACGCAGGGCCGCAGGCCGGGCCATTGCCTCCCGCGCCAGCGCCCACACCAGCACCGACCATCGAGCACCCGCCGCTTGGGCCGCTCGCGCAGGCCGCCGCGCGTGCGCCTGACCTTGCTGTGCCTGACGCAGAGCAGGGCGGCATGGTCGAAGTGCAGACCTTGGACGGGGAAACCTTCACAGCAGAGTTCGTGGAGGAAGGGCCGGGCGGTATCCGCGTGCGCGACGAGCAAGGCGAGTTCACCATCCCGCGCGCCGACATCGAGGCCGGTACGCAGGTTAAGCCGGTGCGTGAGCAGGCCGTGCGCTTCCCTGACATGAAGCCGGGCAAGGAAGTCAGCCTCGAAGCCCCTGACGGTAAGGTGTATCGCAGCACTTTCCTTGAAGAGACGCAGGGCGGTGTGGCCGTGCGTATCGGCGGCGAGCGCGTTGAGCTTTCCGACCGTGAGTTCGATCTAGCGATTGATGCCGCGTTCTTGCAGGAGCAGCAGGCAAAAGGCGGGCAAAAGGCCGACGCCGCGCCCGCAACCGAAACAACCGAAACGCCAACTGCTACCGCGCCGGAAGCGCCCGCAGCGCCGCAAACGTCAGCCGATCCGGTCGAAACCGCGCAGGAAACGGACCCGGTAGCCTTTGCCGAGGCCGAGCGCGCCGAGAAGGTGGAGCGCCGCCGCGCGGTGATCGAGCGCGAGATTTCTGCGACCGAAGCCGAGGAAGGCTTCAACCTCACGCCGCAGGAGCGCAAGAGCCTGACAGATCGCGCCATGGAGGAAGGCGGGGCGCTGGACGTGTCCGGTGCAACCCGCGAAATCCTCAAGACGCCCCCGCCACTGTCTGAGGAAGTGGTCGACCAAGGCGACGTGCCGCCGCTCTTCGATGAAGAAACCACAGAGCCCGCAACCGGCACACTGGACGAGGACGCAGCCCCAGAAGAGGCCGCCCCGCAAGACCCGTCGCAGGATTGGGACAGCATGGACGAGGTGGGCCGGGATAAGGCTCTCCGCGCGGCTGGCTATGTCACGAAGAACGGCAAGCTGAACGCGCCGGGACGCAAGGCGCTTTCTTCGCCGTGGGCTGATCTATCGCCCAAGGTGCAGGCTGCGATTGGTGGGCAGTCTGAGCCCGCCGCAGAGGCCGCGCCAGAGCCGGATGAAGCCGAGTTGAAGCGCCGCGACCGCGTTGCCAAGCATGACGAATGGAAGGCGAAAGCCGATCAGGCAGAGCAGAGCATTGAGGTTGACGAGCGCCTGCCCGGCAAACAGGCGCAGGGCGTGCCAACCGCCGCCTATCGTGTCGCGCCATGGCCTGACGGTGGTTATGCCGTGAACGTAAGCGCCAACACCGGTAACGGTGGCTTTGGTGCTCCGTTCACGCCGGGCTTTGACACCAAGGAAGCCGCCGTAGAGGAAGCGCAGAAGCGTATCCGCGAACATGCCCAGGCGGTTCTTGCAGACAAGAACGCGACCGAGAGCGACAGCAGCAAGAAAGAGGCGCAGAAGATCCTTGATTGGCTCGATGCGCGCGGCCCTGCGCCGGAGCCGGAAGCGGTTCAAGGCGACGACTTCGACCGAGATATGACCGACAAGATGATTTCGGTTCGCGCCGACATCAGGGCGAAGGAGCCGGTCACGGTTACAGGGTCAAAGGTAACCATCGGCAAAAACACGATCACAACGCGCGAATATCAAGAGCAGTTGGCGCGTATCACGAGCGAGGACGCGCACAACGCCAGCATGAAGGCTGCGCTCCGATCCAAGCTCGCAGAATTGGCCGCGACCGAGCCGGAAGCCGCCCCAGAGGCCGCAGCCGAGCCGACCATCGAGAATATCCGCACCAAGGCCGCCGTGCTGCGTGGTGTTCCCAAGGATCAAGCCCCTGACGTGGGCAACGTCTCCCTGAAATGGGACGACCGCGAAGGCGGGTTCATCTTCTCCCGCAAGCATACCGACAAGGTGCGCGCGGCGCTTGAAGCGTCACGCCCCACCACCCCTGAAACAGAGGTGGGGCAGGGTGAGGCAACGGAGCCGGATCAGAAGCCCATAGGCGCTCGAACCGACAGCGGGCCGCGCGTCCTAATCAACCTTGTGGGGCCGGATGGCCTGACGGATGCCGAGCGTGGCAAGCCTTACGAGAAGGCCGAAGAGACACCAGCGCCGAAGCCGGAAGAGGCGAAGCCCGCCGACGCCCCTGAAATCACGGTGCATACGACCGGGGGTAGCCTTGGCAGCATGACGATCAACGGGGCGAAAGCTATCGCAATCTCTCTGGTTGCTGACGGTCGCGGCAAGTCGAGCGGCATGGATCGTGGCTTTAAGCACTATGCCGATCAGTGGTTCGGCAAGAACCGGATCAAGAGCCCGAAAGGTCATATCTTCATCCAGCCGGATCACGCTCTCGATGCTTTCTATTTCAAGCGTTCGGAGATTGAGGCGTATCTGAACCGCGGGAAAACGAAACCCGACGCCAAGCCCGCGCCCAAGGCACCGGCCAAGAAGACGACCGGCGCGGATCGCCCCATGGCTGACCTGACAAAGCTCGACTACGAGGGCTTTGACGATAAGACCCGCGAGGACGGGCAGAACAGCCCCGGCAAGCGCGAGGCGCGCAGCGAGACGGGCCGTTGGGCGCGTTCCGTGGTCAAACTGCTGCGCGAGGCAGGCTTCACCGACACGCTCAACGCTAAGGGCAAGAAGCAGAAGGCGGTATCGTTCGGTTGGGGTATGCGCCATGAACCCGACGAGACGAGCATCCACCTGACAGCGCCCAATGGGGCAGACCTCTATGTGCGCATGGGGTCGTCTATGTCGCGGGGTAAGGCTCTAAGCATCCTTGTGCAGTTCCGTGGCGAGCCGGAAAAGCCCGGCTACAGCAAGTCGTTCCTTGGCAGCAACGAGTTCCTCGATGAAACCATGACGCCCGCAGAGGCGGTGGAGAAGATCATCCAGTGGTCTAAGCGGGGCGATCCGAAGCAGGAGAAGGCGAAGGAAGAACCGACCGCATGGAAGCCTACGGTTGAAAATTACCCGTTCTCAGACAGCGAGGCGGGAAATCCCGGCCCGCAGGCCCGCCGTTGGTTTGAGGCCGCATCAGATGATCTGTTGCTTAACCCAAAGGTCAATGGGTTCGGTCTGGCGGACAACTGGCTGCGCGCAGAATTAAAGCGACGGAAGATTGGGATATACACTCCATCCGACAAGGAGGCCGAGCCTGCCGAGAAGCCCGCGCCGGTTAAGGACACCACGCCCGCCGCTGACGCCTCCCCAGACTTCGACGCCATGTTTGACGATGTGCGCGCAGAGGTGGAAGGCAAGCCGGAGCCGAAGGTATCGAAGGCCGACCGTGATGCAGAACGCGCTAAGGCCGCAGGGGCGCAAGCCGCGCTCGATGGCCGCGAGCGTCAGACGCCGGGCTGGGCCGTTGGCACGCCTGCGGCGAGGGTGTGGATCGACGCCTACGACAGCACGAAGAAAGCCGACAAGGCCGAGGGCTGGCAGTCGAACAAGGGTCTATCGCTATTCAAGCGCGTCATGGGGCAGAGCAACAACAGCTTGGAGGACATGCGAACCGGCGTGTTCCCCGAAGTGGCCGAGTATGCCGATTGGCTGGGCAGCCTGACAGACGCCGAGCTTGATAAGATCGCGCCTGTGTTCCGTGACGACTTCAACCCATTCCACGGCGCAACCTTCCTTGGCAACGGCGGGATTGCCGAAGCAGAGGCCGCCTTTGCAGAGGTCGGCGTGGTGCGCGAGAAGCCGGAGGCCGATGCCGAAGTATCCGCGCAGCAGGAGCGCGATGATTGGGCGCGGCAGCTTGAAGATGGCTATGACCTCTACGCGCCGGGTGAGGTGATCCCCGACGCAGGACCGGGGGCGATCCCGTTCAAGCAGTGGACCGTAGTTTCCCCCGGCCAGTTCGCAGCGGGTGTAGGCGACAGCCCCCAGCAGGCGGTAGAGGCATATCTGAACCGCCAAGACGAAGGCGACAGTGCGCCACAGGACCGCAGCGCGGGCGAGGCGGCCAGCAGCGCCGCCAAAAACACCGGACAGGCCGTAAACGACGCGCTGGACGGGCTGGTTGAGCTATTCGGGGGCAAGAACACCCTAAGCTCCGGCCTGACCTTCTCTGCCGAAACCTACGAAAAGGCCAAGCCGCTTTTCATTGCGGCCGCACAAGGTTTCCGCGATGCCGGGCGCGACATCAAGGACGTGATGCGGGCCGTGGTGCGCGAGCTTGTGGGCCGTGGTGCCAACCTCGATCAGATGAAGCCCTATGTGGTTCGCTTTACCGAAGACGTTCATTCTGGTAAAATCAGCCTCAACCCCGATCAGGAGACGCCCGATGCTGGCCGACCAGTACGCCAAAACGCTGATGAACCATTGGCAGGAGTGGAGCCCGAAGCGGTTTCGCCGGATGCAGAAGGCGGGAACGCTGGAGCAGGAAGCGAACAAGCAGGGGCGCGAAATCGAGGACCGCGTAAAAGTGATGATGCGTCAGGGGATGCAGCGCCACGAGGCGGAAGAAATGGTAAGGGACGACCTGTATCCGGCACCCGAAGCCGACTAGAAGACCCCCAAACCCCTAAATCTAAAGCGGTCAAGAAGTCCCGTAACTCGGAAATCCCGCAAGCGGATTTCGAGATTACCGACGATCTGCGTCTTGGTCGGGGCGGCGAAGCTGAGAAGTTCAGCGACAACATCGCGGCCATTGAAACCCTCAAAGCCATCGAGGCCGAAAACCGCCGCGCCACGCCCGACGAACAATCTGTGCTGGCGCGCTATGTCGGCTGGGGCGGGCTTGCCAACGCCTTCCGCGTTGCGGGCTCCGCAGAGGGCGAGGGCGTGGCGAAGGGTTGGGAGAAGCGCGTAGCGCAGCTTGAAGACCTCCTTGAACCAGAAGAGCTAAAGGCCGCGCGCAATTCGACCAAGGCCGCGCACTACACCTCTGAGCTTGTGACCAAGGCCGTGTGGAAGGCCGCGCAGAAAGCGGGTTTCCGTGGCGGCGCTGTGTTGGAGCCCTCCGTGGGCATCGGTAACTTCCTTGGCTTGATGCCGAAGGAATTGCGCGGAAAGAGCCCGGTCATGGCCGTGGAATACGACAGCCTGACCGCGCGTATCGCCAAGCACCTCTACCCCAACGCGACTGTGCTGCACTCTGGCTTTCAGGACGTGCCGTTGCCGGATGGGCAATTCGCCTTGGCAACGGGCAACCCGCCCTTTGGCCGCGACCGCCTGCGGTTCCAGCACTTGCCCGGCATCAACGGCAAGACGATCCACCACCAGTTCTTCGAGGCATCGCTTCACGCTCTAGAGCCGGGCGGCATCCTCTCTATGGTTGTGAGCCGCTACATCATGGACGGTAAATCGGCAGAGAACCGTATCTCGCTGGCACGCCGGGCCGAGCTTGTGGGCGCGATCCGCCTGCCATCGTCGGCTTTCCGCGAGAACGCGCGCACCGAAGTCGTCACTGACATTCTGGTGTTCCGCAAGCATGAGGCTACGCCCGACGAGGTGAACGCGGCCATCTTCATCGCCACCGGCCAAGGCTCGCTCCCGAAAGACATCACGACCGAGGGCATGGAGACAGCGCAGCGGCTTGCCGATGGCATGAAGAAGTGGCTCAACGTCACCGAGTTCCAAGACCCGAAGGGCTCCGGCGAAACGCTGGCGATGAACGAGTATTTCCACCGCAACCCTTCAATGGTTGTGGGCGAGATTGGCGCTACCGGCACCATGCACAAATCCAACGAGCTAGGCGTCACGCTGGACGCCTCTGAGCTTCCGGCAAAGCTGGAAGCCGCCATCGAGCGCCTGCCAGAGCGTGCGCCCAAGGATGGCATCGCAGAGCGCACCGCCGAGCGTTTCGAGCGCCTGTCAGATGCCATGCGCCTATCCCTTCTGGGGGTGGAGCCCGGCGACGTGCGCGTTGACGAGGATGGCCGCATTATCTCCGTGGTCGAGCAGATGGATGGCGACAAGCCGATCCTCTCCGAGCAGGAGATTAACGCAGACACGCCCTATACCGCTGAGTATTTCATCGGCACGGACGGGAAATGGCGCCGGGAAATCGACAAGCTCGATGCCGATGGCAAAAAGATCAAACGCAAGAACAAAGAGGGCAAGCTCACCAACCTTAACGTGAAGGAGGTTCAGGTGGTGGAAGACCCCGCCTCGATCCCTTCTGCGGCGAAGTGGGGCGAGAAGCGCATTGAACAGCTTCGGGACATGCTGCCAATCCGCGATGCCTTCAAGCGGCAGGTAGAGCTTGAGGCGCAGAACGCGACCGACAAGAAGATCGAGGCCAACAGGCAGGCGCTCAAGGCGGCCTATGACAGCTTCAAGAAGAAGCATGGGGCGCTGCACCAGCCGCGTATCCGCAACATCACTGATGGGTTGCCTGATGGCGGCCTTATCCTCGCCGTGGAAGAGTTGACCTCTAAGCCGGGCGAGCGTCAGGTAAAGGTGGCAGACGCGCCGATCCTTTCCAAGCGGATCATCACGCCGACCGTCGCGCGCGAGAGCGCGGCCAACATGGACGAGGCGATCACCATTTCCCTGTCCGAGACGGGCGGGCTCGATACCGAGCGCATGGCAAGCCTTCTGGGCAAGAGCGTGCCCGACATCGAGGCGGCCTTGGCCGAGGGTGACGCGCCGCGCGGGTTCTACGATCCAGAGCAATCCAAGTGGGTCACATCGGATGAATACCTATCCGGCGAAGTGCGCCGCAAGCTGGCCGCCGCAGAGCGTGCCGGGCTCGATGCCAACGTCGATGCACTGAACAAGGTTGCGCCTGCACCATGGGGACCAGCCGAGATTACCCCGGCGCTTGGGGCCAACTGGATACCGCGTCAGGTCTATGCCGATTTCCTCAAGCACCTTGGCTACAAAACCGCCGCGGTGAAGTATCAAGCCTTGACCAACACCTATGGCATCGACGTCGATGGCAAGCCCGGCGCAGCGTGGGCAACATCGGGCCGTGCATGGTCGCCTGTGAAGATCACAGAAGCGATGATGAATAGTTCGTCTATCCGCGTGACCTACAGGAACGCCGACGACAAGACGGTGGTGGATGAAGAGGCCACCGCCGAGAGCCAATCCAAGGGCGAGGAAATCTTCAACGAGTTCCAAGATTGGGCCTTTGCCGATCAGGCGCGGCGCGATCAGCTTGTCGAGATTTTCAACGGCCTGTTTAACACGCGCGTCACCCGCCAGCGTGACGGTTCGCACCTGTCACTGCCGGGGGCCAATCCCTCGATCAAGATGCGCCGCCACCAGAACAACGCCATCTGGCGCGGCATCACTGACAGGGTTGTGCTCTACGATCACGTTGTCGGCGCGGGCAAGACCTTCACCGCCATTGCGCGGGTGATGGAGCGCCGCCGGATGGGCTTGTCCCGCAAGCCTATGATTGTGGTCCCTAACCACCTGACAGAGCAGTGGGCGAAGGATTGGCGGTTGCTCTATCCCGGCGCGAAACTGCTTGTCGCTGGCAAGAAGGACTTCGAGAAGGTCAATCGTCGCCGCCTCTTCGCGCGGATCGCTGCGGGCGATTATGACGCGGTAATCATCGGCCATAGCCAGATCACTATGGTTGCGATGGACCCAGAGGTAGAAATTAAATACCTCGAAGACGAGCTGAGGAACGCGCTCGATGCCGTGAAAGAGGCCGAGGATCAGGCGGCAGAGGATGGCACCGACAGCGGGCGTTTCAAACCCTTCGGCGTGAAGGAGGCCGAGCGCCTTGTCACCAAGCTGGAAGAGCGCATGGCAAAGGTGCGCTCCAAGAAGCGCGACAACCTCATTACCTTTCAGCAGATGGGCGTTGACGACCTGACGATTGACGAGGCGCATGAGTTCAAGAACCTCGCCTATTCCTCGCGCCTGACCGGCGTTTCCGGCATGGGCAACAAAGAGGGCTCGCAGAAGGCCATCGACTTGCACCTCAAGCTGCGCTCGCTGCATGACAGCAACGCCTCGATGTCTTTCCTGACCGGCACGCCTATCTCTAACTCAGTCTCCGAAATGTACCTGTTGCTGCGCAACCTCGCGCCCAACCAGTTGCGCGAAATGGGGCTGGAAAACTTTGACGCTTGGCGCTCTATGTTCGTCTCTGCCACCTCCGAGTGGGAGCCGACCGAGGCGGGCGGGCTGAAAGAGGTCACGCGCCTTGGCCGCGAGTGGACGAACATGCGTACGCTCATGGACCTCTACTATTCGGTGTCCGACGCGGTGACGCTGGACGACATCAAAGAAGCCTACGCCGAGGACAACAACGGGGCCGAGTTCCCTGTCCCGCGCGTGAAGGGCGACAAGAAGGGCGAAGGCCGCCGCATGGTCGCGGTAAAGCCGGGGCCAGAGCAGACCCGCATCCTCAATGATATTGTGGCGGGCTTCGATGGCCTGCCCGGTATTTCTGACCCGATGGAGCGTGCCGCCGAGCGGCTGCGCCTCATGGACAAGGCGCGCAAGGTGGCGCTCGATCCCCGCGCCGTGGACCCAAAGAACGCGGCTGACCCCGAAGGCGGGAAGATCCGGGCCGTGGTCGATAACATCGCGCGCATCTACCGGGCATTTGATGCCGACAAAGGCACGCAGGTTGTGTTCCTTGACCGATCGGTTCCGAAGTCGAAGGGCGATAAGAAGGTGGTGGCCGAGTATGACGCGGCCCTGAAAGCCTATGACGACGCAATCAGGGCGCAGGACGACAAGAAGATCGCGGCCGCCATCGAGAAGCTCGAAAAGTTCGACAATAACGACATCGACGCCCGGCGCGCGGCTCTGGCCGGGGGCTGGAACGCTTATGACGAAATCAAGGATCAGCTTGTAGCGCAGGGCATCCCAGAGCACGAAATCGCCTTTGTGCAGAACGCTGATACCGAAGTGAAGAAGAAGTCGCTCTTTGCCGAGGTGCGCAGCGGCAAGGTGCGCGTGATCCTTGGATCGACCCCGCGCATGGGGGCAGGGACCAACGTGCAGGATCGCCTTGTGGCGCTGCACCACGTCGATGTGACGTGGAAGCCTTCGGACATCGAGCAGCGGGAAGGCCGGATCGTGCGCCAAGGCAACATGCTCTTGGATCAGTACGGGCAGGCAGATTTTGAAGTCGAGGTGCTGGCTTATGCCACCGAGCGCACCGTCGATGCTAAAATGTGGGACTTGAACGGCCAGAAGCTCCGCGCGATCAACGGTATCCGCAAGTACGATGGCAGCTTCCTCATGGAATTTGAGGACGCCGAAAGCGCCTCGATGGCGGAAATGGCGGCGCTTGCCACCGGCAACCCGCTCATGGTGGAGCGGATTAAGCTGGACGGGGCGAAAAAGAAGTTGCTGGCCAAGCAACGGACCTTCAACAAGCAGCGCAACGCCAACCGGGCCAAGCTCTCAAGCGCCGAGCGCACGCTCGATACAGCCGACGCGCGGGCCGCTCTATACGAACAGACAGCCAAGGCGATCCAGAAGGCGCGCGATGAAATCGAAAAGCGCAGCGCCAAGCGGTCTATCGAGGTCGAAGGCAAGACCTATGGCAGCATAGATGAAGCCGTGGATGCCATCGACGCAGCCATTGCCGAGCAGCGCGGCGACAAGGAGAACGGGCGCTTCCGCATCAAGATCGCGGGGCTCCCGGTGACGACGCAGAGCGATGCTTCCAAGTTGGTGCGCGAGGCATTTGGCCGGGAGGGCTTCGAGGCCAGCGTTGGCGGGGAAACCTTCATCGACCCCCACGAGGCAGGCAAGGCGATGGCCAGTGCGCTAAACAAGGCGCTGGCCGATCAGGCGAACCTCGACACGCAGTCTCTTGATGGGCTTTCTGTCATGGGGATGGCGCTAGAGGTCACAGTAAACGATAGCTGGGGCGGCGATAAATCCGCCTCTGTTTCGGTGCTCCACGACGGGCGGGAAGTGTGGGAAAACACCTACTACAGCAAGAATGGCGCAATCACTTCCGGCGAGTTCACAGCCACACTCAACAAGATCGACAGGACGCTCACGCCAGATCGTTTTGAAGGTGCTGCGCAGTACCAGCGGGATGCCAAGGCCGAAGCCATTGCCGAAATTCCAGAGATCAAGAAGACGCTGGAAAGGGAGTGGCCGCAGGCGGGCGAGCTTGACGAGGTAAACAAACGGCTGGACACGGTAATCGCCGGGCTGGAAGGAGGGACCAATGCCGCGCAAGAGCCAGAGGGCGAGGGCGACCTGAAAGCCAAGCGCCGCGTCACCGGGCGGGGCATCCCCTATTCCAAGGAAGTCGGGCAGGCGGTTATTCAAGACCTCAAGGCCGAGCTTAAACAGGCTGGGATCGAGGGCCGCGTGCGCCTGCACATCGCGCCGAAGTTCAACCATCAAGGCCAAACCCTCGATGGCTACTTCCTCGATGGCATGATCGGCGTGGGCACTGAGGCGCATGATGGCGCTATGGGTATCCTGCGCCATGAAATCATCCACGCGCTGCGTGACAGCCGCCTCTGGGGGCAGTCGCATGGGCTCTTTACCCCTGCGGAGTGGCGCGCTCTGGTGCGTGCCGCGCGCACGGACAAGCGCCTCATGGATCAGGTGAGCGAGATGTATCCCAATCTGACCGGGCCTGACCTTGTGGAAGAAGCCATCGCGGAAATGTACCGCGAGTGGTCGGACAAGAAAGACCGCGATCTATCGAGCCCGCAAGGCAAGGCGATGGAGAAGCTGCGCCAGATCATCGAGGCTATCGTCAACGCGCTACGCGCCAACGGGGCCAACGAGGCGGCGGCAGTGTTTGACCGTATCCGGTCGGGCGAAATCGGCGGGCGCGGGCCTGACGGGACCAGCCCGCAAGGGCCGGGGGGCGGCGTCAAGGCGCGTGTCTCGGGCAAGGGCATCACGCGGGGCATCCCCTTCGGCACCGCGCACCTCAAGACCCAGAACGTCAAAGAACGGGTGTCGAGCTTCCTCACCGACGTTATGGGCGGCGGCGTGCAGGCCGGGGCAAATGCGCTTGGCCTTGTGCCGGGCCGCCCCTTGATCGAAGAGCTAGGCAAGCGCCTGCCAGCACTGCAACGCTATCTCGGACTGAAAGAGAAGATGGACGCCGACCGGCAGCAGTGGCACGCCAAGACCGATGAAGTCGCGCAAGAGTGGATCAAGCTGGGCAAGAAGGATACCGAGGCCAATGGCCGCCTTATGGACCTGATGCACCGCTCCACCATTGCGGGCGTCGATCCTTCCAAAAACTTCGCCGTGTTCAAGGGCGAGAAGGCCAGCGACAGGAATGCACGTTACCGCTCTTTCGCGTCGTTCAAGGCTGAGTTCGATGCTCTGCCGGCCGATTTTCAGGAGATGTTCGGCAAGGTGAAGGACGCCTATACTGAAATGGCCGACGCCTTCGAGGAAGCCGTGCTTGAGAACGTGCGCAGCGCGCAGCAAGTGGCCTTGCGCAAAGCGGAGCGGGCCTACCGCAAAGCAGTCAAGCGCGTAGAAGATGATGGGCTCACAGGGCAGGAGCGCGACGACGCGCTCGCAGAGGCGCAAGCGCGTGTCGATGCCGCCCGCGCTAATGTCGGATGGGCGCAGAAGGCGCGGCTCGCGTCCCTGCGATCCGAGTTCGAAAGCAACCGGCTGACCGGCCCTTATTTTCCCCTGGCACGTTTCGGCAACTACTTCGTTGGCGGGCGCAATCCCAAGAGTGGCGAGATTGAAACGTTCTCTCGGTTTGAAAGCGAGCAGGACCAGAAAGAGGAAAGCCGCCGCCTTGAGGAAGAGGGTTATGAAGTCGAAAGTGGCGTGCTGGGCGGGCAGGATGCCGACCTGAAAGGCATGGTCGATCCTAACTTTGTGGCCGATATTCAGGAGCTACTTGCCGACAGCGGCGCAGATGAAGGTATCATGGACGCTGTGTGGCAACGCTGGCTGGAAACCTTGCCGGATATGTCCGTGCGTAAGAACCGTATCCACCGGAAGGGGCGTGCGGGCTTTAGCAAGGACGCGCTTCGTGCCTTCGCGCACCACCAGTTCCACGGCGCTCACCAGCTTGCGCGCCTGCGCTATGGCCTCAAGATGGGCGACGAAATCGACCAAGCCTATGAGGAAAGCGAAGAGGTAGCTGATGCGACCAACCGCAACCGGGCAACGCTGGTGGTCGATGAAGTCGCGCGCCGCCATAAAGAAACCATGCGCCCGAAGGTGGCCGCATGGGCGAGCGCAATGTCGGGGCTGGCTTTCACTTGGTATCTGGCGCAGACCCCCGCCGCCGCTATCGTCAACCTGTCTCAGACAACCGTGGTCGGCGTGCCGTTGATGAAGGCGGCCTTCGCGGGCTCTTCGGTGAAGGACGTGACCGTTGAGCTTGGCAAGGCGGCAGCGGAATTTGCGCGTGGCGGTGTCAACAAGGGGGCGGAAGCCTCCAAGAACCTAACGGAAAAGGAGCGCGAGGCGATGCGCGAGGCGCATAAGCGCGGCATCGTGGACAAGACGCAGGCGCATGACATCGCAGGCGTTCAAGAAACGGGGCTCGAATACTCTGGCGAGCGCGAGAAGTGGATGAAGCGCCTTTCGTGGATGTTCCACAAGGCCGAGGTGGCAAACCGCGAGACGACCTTCCTCGCCTCTTACCGGATGGCGCGCAAGAACGGCTCGCCGCACGCCGAGGCCATCGAGAAGGCGGGCAAGCTGACGTGGAAGATCCACTTCGACTATCAGCACAGCAGCCGCCCGCGCTTCATGCAGAACGATTACATGCGCGTGCTGACCATCTTCCGCCAATTCACCGTGAACATGCTTTACCGCATGGCACGAGACACGCACCAATCGCTGAAAGGGGCGACCCCAGAAGAGCGCACCGAGGCGCGGGCGCAGTTGGCAGGCATTACGCTCTCCATGGCCGCGCACGCGGGCATCACAGGCGTTTGGGGCTATGGGCTGGTTATGTCGGTGCTGGGCATGATCCTGCCCGGCATGGACGACGACGACGTTGAGGAATGGGTGCAAGACGCGCTCTTGCTCGAAGGCGACAGCATCGGCACGGCGGCATGGAATTACGCGATGGGCATGGCGCTCAAGGGCGTTCCCGGCCACGTCACCGGCATCAATCTGACCAGCCGTATCGGCATGGCTGACCTTTGGTTCCGCGCGCCGTACAAAGACCTCGAAGCCGAAGACAGCATCCAGCACTACATGAACGAGCTTGCCGGTCCTATCCCGTCTATCGCGTTCAGCGTAGGCCGGGGCATCGAGCAGGTGTTGAACGCGGGCTCCTTCCGCGAGGTTATGCGCGGCGTCGAAACGGCAACGCCAAAGGCAGTCAACGATTTACTGCAAGCTGGCCGCTATGCAGTCGAAGGGGTGCAGACGCGCCGCGGCGATCCGGTGCTCGAAGACGTGGGCATGAAGGACGTGCTAGTGCAGGCGTTTGGCTTCACCCCTGCGGCAGTGGGCGAGGCTTACGACAAGGCCGGGCGCATGAAGCAGCTAGAGCAGCGGATCACCGACAAGCGGTCGCGCCTGCAACAGCGGGTTGGTGATGCGGTTCTCAAGGGCAAGCCGGTCAGCGAGAAGCTGATGCGACAGATCAGGGACTTCAACGCGGCGCACCCGACTTACCCGATCAGCCGCAAGACGATCACGCAGTCGGTGAAGGGGCGGCTTCGGTATTCCAACGGCTTTGACGCCGGGGCGAATATCAATCCGAAGTTGCGCCAGCAGATCGAGGACAGTCTCGCTCCGCGTCTATACTGAATGGGTGGTCCTGTGCTATAACAGGGCCATCCCCCGCGCATGAGGTGCGGCACCCTAGCAAAACAGGTGCGCCTCATGTCGATCCAGCTTGGTACTCTCCGTCACGATATTTTTGAGGTCCAAACGGGCCTCAAGCACTCTGGCTATGATCCCGGCCCGCTCGATGGCTTCTGGGGGCCGCGTACCTTTGATGCGGCCACGGCCTTCATCGCCGGGGGCAGCAAGACCGGCTCCCGTTGGGCGATCACCGAAATGGGCGAGGGGCTGCGCGATCTAGGCTGGCTCTCTGACGATCCGCTGATTGCCAGCGCAGAGGTCGTGCGCGAGGCGCTAATCAACCTCACGGCGGCCTATGGTGCCCCACGCGCCGCCTATGAGCCTGACTACGCCAGCGATCCGCTTGTCTCGAAGACAAAGCCTGCCCTCGCCTCGATCAGCGAGGGGCGTGTGATCGAGCAGGCGGGCAATGTCGTCACCCTTCTGGTGCTGCACACATCGGCAACCTCTGGGACGTGGTGGCGCGGCAAGACCGTCGAGCAGATGCGCGACGAGTTCGACCGCTGGCACCGGGCAAAGGGCTGGAATGGCGTCGGCTATCATGGCGTTTATGCACCGGATGGCAGCAGCGCACCGGGCCGACCCTACGAGCAGCAGGGGGCGCATGTGAGCGGGCACAATGAGGGCTCCATCGGCTTTTGCATGGTCCCGATTAGAACGATCGACAAGATGGGGCATTGGTCGACCTATTACACGCCGGAGCAAGTCGCGGCAGTACGCCGGGATCTGCACAAGCTCGCAGAGCGCACGCCCATCGCGCGCCTTGCCGGGCACAACGAGTTCAGCAACAAGCTCTGCCCCGGCTTCGTGGTCGAAGACAAGGAGTGGACGGAGCTCGCAGTCGCATGATGTTCAAGGTACTGACAATCGCCCTTCTGGCCGCGCTGGCGGCCTGTGTGGGCCTCTCTGGCGTAGTCTGGTGGCAATCCGGCGCCATCGACGCGCTGCGCATTGAAAAAGCAACCCTGCGGCTTTCTTTGGAGGGCTGCAACGCCCGCGCCGCCAATCAACATGAGGATAAGAAAAGCGATGCTGAAATTGACAACATGCTTGATCTGCGCCGCGTCCCTGATAGCTGGTTGCTCCCCCCAGCCCCCGGCAGTGGTGGCCTCTACTGAGGCGATCTTCTGCGACGTGGAAGAAAAGCGCCGGTTCACGCAGGAAGAGATTAACTGGCGCGCGGCGCACGCCCCTTGGAACCTGCGCCGCGACTATAAGACCAACCTGACCTATGAACGTGAGTGCGAGGCCGAGGTCGAATAAATCAGCTACGGTGCAAATTTCGTTGAATTTATCCACGGTAATTGCCCGCGCATATTTCTTGCCTTTGACGGTCAAATTGGCGGCATAGCCAGAGCCTTTTTTGATAAGGCCATGTTCGCGCAGGATGCACATTGCCGTGTGTCCAGTGGTGAAACCTAGTGCGTAAGAAATCACCGCCCCGTTAAGCGTTTGACGTGGTGTTTCATCGCCAAAATTGGCGTTTGCGTGAACCGCTATCACTTGTTCGTCAGAGATAATGTCGCTGGGCTTTTCCATGATCGGTCCTTTATGTACGGTCTGGATCGGCTTCCCGATATTCTGGTTTTTCTGGAATTATGTATGGGAAAGTGACCGGAACACGGCTGTCTTTACTGGTGAAGTATGTCTTGAACTTCTCGCCAGTTTCTTCGTCCGTAAACCACTCCCAAAACACAATGCCGTCGATGTTGTAAGCGTTACCGTCAGCGCCCTTGAACACGTTTGATGCGCGGCGGTTTTGCCAAGTGTCTTCGCCAACCTCGACCCACTCATCGTCGCTTCCCGTAATGGGCGTAAGTGGCTTGTAAGACGCAAGTTTGGTAAACAAATCAACGGCGAAAGGTGCCGAGCTGCCGCTGTGGCCTTGATCGCAAAACACCTTTAGCAATTCTAAAGTGCCTTCTCGCAGCCATTTGTTCGGCCCGTCCTCTGTGTCGCTGGCAGGGTATCCCGCGAACTCAAGTTCTGTCTCTGCCCAATTCATCATGCTCATAATCTGGTCCTATTGTGTAAGCAGTTTCGGACGGCTTTCAATGTCGTCTAAACCCTGCAAGATTTCATAATCCGACAAGACACCCTCTGCCATGCCGATGGTGTAGTTTTCCTTGCCGCCGTCCATGTTCAGGTGGCTAACGTCAAAGTAAGGCACTTTGGACTTACCCCCGAAACCGCCAAGCATCCGAGTGCCGACGATCTGCTTGTACATGAAATGCCGCTTTCGACGCGCTCCGATGAAGTGAAACACCCTGAGAACGTCACCCTCTTTCATTGCGCGGCCATGTTTGTCGCGTGTCTCAGTCATGATCCCTCAATCCTCAAAGGCTTTGATTTCATTCGACGCATACCGCCACATTCGTTCGGGTGGGCGCAGTGCATGACGCCAGTAGACCGGCATGATGGGCAGTACAGGCCGGAGGGATTATCGCTCACGGGCGCATCATCTGCTGCCTTTTCCTCAATGTAATCTATACCTTTCATCCTATGCGTCCCCTATGTTAGGTGTTTTCTGCGAAGGCGCGGGCGGCTTTCAGCGCCGCCGCCTTGGTCTTAAACGTGCGTTCAATCCCGTCTTTGCGCATCAAGGTCCGACCATCCACTTTTGCAGTGTGGCGTTCTTCGGGCCATTTCGTCCCGCCTCGACCAGCGCTGTAGACATTGGCGAACCCTGTTGAAATCTTGGCTGTTGTGCCTGCGCTGGTCATTGGGTCGGTCCTTTAAGTGGTTGTGAAGTGGGGGCAATCTTCTGCCCATGCATTATGCGTTTGTGGCGCGCTAGCACCCCATAGGCGAGCGCGGAAAACAGGCGGCGGCAATTGCGACTTTTCCCATGCACAATGGAGCAATGTACTGCTGTCGCTGTGGGTGCAGTGGGTGCAAATACTGCAAGCTCTTTTAACTTCTGTCATGTTCTCGGTCCTTTGTGTCGGGTTCGGTTACATCTTAGCCTGACATTAAAGGTGTTCACAAATACTGTCAAGCATTACCGTTCATAACGCTGTACATTATGAACAACGGAATGTAATGTTCGGACATGATCACAATACCCGAATTTACAGGCAACCTTTACGGATATGCCCGCGTCTCGACCGAGGAGCAAAACCTCGACCTACAGATGGACGCTTTGCGCGCAGCGGGCATCCCTGACAATCGCATCTTCACCGAAAAACTGTCTGGCAAGACGACCAAGCGCCCTAAGCTGGAATTGGTGCGCAAGGTCATGCGCGCTGGTGACGGACTTGTCGTCTGGCGCATGGACCGGATCGGGCGCAACACCATTGAGGTGATCCAGTTCATTGATGCGCTGGCGAAAGATCAAATCCTATTCCGCAGCCTGTCGGAGCAAATCGACCTGACCTCGCCTATGGGCCGTTTCATGGTCACTATCTTTGCTGGGTTGGCCCAATGGGAACGCGACATGATCGCGGCCCGTACAAGCGCGGGGATGGCTGCAGCAAGGGCGCGGGGGGTTCGCATGGGGCCAAAACACCTGATCCTTGATTGCCCCAAGCGGTTCGCCAAATTCATAGAGTTGTGGAAGTCTGGCGACATCCCCGATGGCACACTGTCAGCCCGCGAAATTGCCGCCACGTTGAACGCGGTAGAGGGCAGCAAGTTGCCCAAGATGAAGTCGCACACGTCATATGCCAACTGGAAGGCGCGTGGGTTCAACGGCTTTAACAAAGAAACGATGGAAAGGGTTTAACGTGGAAAAGCTTCGCGTTCTTGATCTTTTCAGTGGAATCGGCGGGTTTAGCCTTGGGTTTGATTGGGCAGGGATGGAGACCGTTCAGTTTGTTGAGTGGGAGCCGAAAGCGCAACGCATACTCAAAAAGCATTGGCCGCATGTGCCAATTCATGGGAATATTAAAACGTATGAGCCGACACGAAATGAGGCAGATGTCATTTGCGGAGGTTTCCCCTGTCAGCGGTTTTCAACAGCCGCTAGAGGAAGAAACATTGCCGAAGATTTATGGCCGGAAATGCGCCGCATCATCGAGGTTGTCAGACCCATTTGGGTTGTGGCTGAGAACGTCCCTCGCGTGGGCCATGACTATCCCGCAGGAGAACTGGAAGCTATCGGCTACACCTGCTGGCCGCTCACTCTGGACGCTGCGCCACGCGGACGCAGACACAAGCGCAGAAGGGCTGTCTTTGTGGCCCACGCCAACGAGAACGGCCAACCAAAATGCCCCCTCAATGCGGAAATGGAAAAGCTGCAAGGCGGTTCAGGACGAGGCTGGGGGCATCAACCCGCGCCTTTGGGAATGGCAACACGGGTTCCCGGATGGTTGGACAGATGTAACTTGCTAGGGAACGCATTCAGTCCGCATGTTGCCCACGCGATAGGCAGCGCAATAGTTTTAAGCCAAAGAGAATTTGGCTGTTCACAATAGGAGCCTGCTCACATAATCACGCCCCGTTCTTGTTATGTCTATGTGAGCATTTGGGGTTTAAGGTGCTGCAATCAAACGAAGTTGATGTAATTCAAAATCCCCCGCCGCGAGGCGTGAGAGTTCGAATCTCTCCTTGGGCACCAATGACTTAGCAGGCTTTCCGCTCCTGCAATTTACCTCTGCTCACATACCCTGCTCACATAGTCTTGCTATGATCCCGTTACGTTCTTCGGTCACTTCCGTAGGTTCTGCGCGTCAATAGAGAGCTTCAACCGGTTCGCGCGCTTGCGGTAATAGGCGACCATTTCGGCGCTCTGGTTCGTCACCGCTTGGATCTGTGCATCACTCGCACCGGCTTCGGCAAGCTCGATGATCGCCAGCTTGCGCAGGCCGTGCAGGGTGAAGGGCTTGGCCTTCGGGCCGAGCGTATCCCGCCAAGCGCGAAACGCCTTTTCAACGGCGTTGTAGCCGACCGGCTGGCGCAGGTTCTTCGCAATCACATGATCGCCGCGTGGCGTCAGCCCGGCGATGAAGTCGCGCAGGCGCGCGGGGCATCCCGTTTCAAATAGCTCGTCGCTCTTTTCATCGAGCACAAACATTGTCTCGCCCTGAAACTGGTCGCGCTTCATGCCAATGGCCGCACCGGGGCGCTGGCCGGTGCCGAGAATGAGTTGAACGGCGATCTGCACGTTCTCCGGCGCGGTATCGAGCCTGCCGATCATCCACGCGGGCCAAGGCTCATAAGGCGACTTAGGCTTGTACGATGCCAGGTTCTTCGCCGGGTTCGGGCCGAGCGGCCAATCAAGCTCCGTTGCGGCGTAGTTCCACAGGATCGAGATGGTTTGCGCGTATTTGCTCGCCTTGCGCGGCGTGTCGGCCATCTTTGCCAACGCGGCCTTGAGCATCGGTCGCGTAATGCGGGACATATCCTTGTCGCCATTCTTCTCCGCGATCCGGTCCATGTCGCGGCGGTAGCTGGCCTTAGTCGACGCTGCGAGGTCTTTCTGAACGGTATGATCTGCACGCCATGCCTCGATGCACTCGCGCCACGTCTGCTGCGCCGGGCGTTGCTGCGCCTCGCTACGGCCCGACCGAAACTCCCAATAGATCGTGTCGAGCAATTTGGCATCCCCTCGCCAATCTATGAGGTATTCCTTTGACCGCTGTTTCCCGCCCTCCATCTTAGTAACCCGATAATAGGGCTCCCACGCGCCTTTGTGCGTGCGCCATCGCCATGTGAGGCTTGGCTTGGTGATGCGGGGCTTGGGCGTTTTCATAGCTCAAAGTCCTCTTCGGGCAGGGACGCGCTGCCGTTCAGTATGGCCTCGATGTCAGCCACGCGCCAGCGTTCACAGCCGCCGACGCGGGCGGGCGGGGGTAGAGCCCCCGCACCAACCAGCCGCCGAAACTCTGCCTGCGACATATCGAGCATCTTGGCTGCGGTCGTCTCGCGCACGGCGAGCGGTAGGATCGGCGCGTTCATGCCTCACTCTCCTGAAATTCCCCGCACCAATCATCGCGCTTGGTAAACGGCCATGCGCGGGCATCGGTGGGGCTGTCTATAAATGCGGGCGGCATACGGCGGCACTCGCCAATCAGAACGGATCGGCCCTGTCGCCACCATTTGCAGCGGGTGCAGGTCGGCTGGCTCATGCCTTCCCCCCTAGCCCAAGTGCTGCGCGGGCGGCATTTTCCACCTCTGCGATATGGTCCGCCATGCGCTTGCCGTGAATGTGCGGCTTGAATGCAATCTCCCGCAGCGCAGCTTCTAGCGCGTCTATGCGTTGTTGGTGAATGTCTGCGCGGACGTATTCAGTAGCGGTGCAATCCGTCATGTGGGTTGACCAAAAGGTGCCATAACCGCCTTCATCCTCGTGTTCAGCTTGCGCCCATATCCGTTCCGGTGCGTCTGTCACTGGCTGTCCTCCGTGATAGCGCGTAGGCGTTCGGTGTAAGCCTTAACGCCGCGCTGATAGCCTTCCCATTCCTTGACGCTCACAAAATGCGCCATGCTCTTAGCCAAGCTGCCTTCGATGTTTTCAGCCAGCAGCACCTTCGCCGCCTCCTGCGGTGTCATGGCGTCACATCGCTGCCCCTCGGCAACTAGGCGATCCATGGCGGCGCTCTCTAGCGTCTTTATGCGCTCGGCTTGGGCGCGAAGTTCCTGCGATACCTGCGCGGCAAGCTGGCTGTTGAAGTCGCGGCCCCCGCTGCGCACGTTGTCCATTGCGCGGGCCAGCTTTTCGGCCTTGGTCAGTTCATCGTTCATGCCTTCCCTTCCTTCGCGCTGCGCTCCATCGCCCAGCGATAGACGCGCTGCTTGAACCGCTCCTTTGCCAGAGCGCCATCCCTAAGCAGCACATTGCGCACATAGCGATGATCGAGGCCGAGGTCGCGGGCGCAGTCTCCGATGCTGGGCCATGTGTGGCCTGCGACGGTGACGGGGATAGGCTTGCGGCCCCCTCTGGGGTTTTTCGCGCCGTACTTGCGCAGGCCAACGCCATCGAGCGTCCCGCGCTCCATCGACGTGTAGATCGTCTGCTTGGACACCTTGAGCGCCTTGGCCGCCTCCGGCACGCTCTCATAGACCTTGCCTCGCACTTCAACTCTCATGCCCTCTTCTCCGCGATAGTCACGCACAGGCCGGTGACTGCGGCGCGGATAGAAGGATCGACGCTGCGCAGGGACCGAATAAGCGTTGCCTCTTCGGTGGTAAGCTCCACCGGGGGCGTCTCCCCCTGCGTCTCAGGGAAGAAGAGCGCAGGCGGCATATCGAGCGCCTGTGCAAGCTCAAAGAGGCGCGAGGCCGCGATCCGGTTCGATCCCAACTCGTACTTCTGTATCTGCTGGAAAGACACGCCCAGCTTGAGGGCGATGTCGGTTTGGCTCATGCCGCGCAGCTTGCGCGCGGTTTTCAAGGTCTTGCCAACGTGGGCGTCAATGGGGTGTGTCATGCTGCGATGTCCTCGCGGGTGTTGTGCTCTGATGTGAAACGGACTGCGGTAAAGGGCCAATCTTCGCCCCGTATCTTCGCGCGGTCGCGCAACTTCTTGGCCTGCTCCTTGGTGCCTGACCATGCGTATGCTGTGCCTTCGGTGGTCCCGGCGCCAGAAAGGTGAAGGTAGGTCTTGGTGCGCGGTATCTTGAAGCGCACGCGGTTGTTGTCGGTGCGGTGATACTGCGTGTTGATCGGCGGGGCAGAGCTAAAGGTATCGGTCATGCCGCGCCCTCCTTGCTGAAAACCACAATCGCGGCCTCTGCGGCAACGTACTGGCCCGGCCAGCGACTTTCGTCGCCAAACATGGCCAGTGCCATTTCGCGGGCGACCTTCTCGACGGGATCGACCACGGCGGGCTGTGTGGCGCGACGGGCGAGGCGGGCGGTGTGCTTGCGCCCGGCGATGGCTTCCGCGTCGTCGGCAGTCTCGCCCCATTCCGCGATCACGTTCAGAGCGTGCTCCATGCGCTTGATGCGCTCCTGCATTTCGCCAAAGGCGGCGACTTGCAGGCGGTCGATGTTGATAGGCTCGCCTTGCGCGTAGCTGTGCGGCCCGGTCTTTACTGTCACCATTCTACTCATCTTATCATCCCATCTTTGCAATTCGTTCGTCCCGCTCTTCCTGCTGCGCAGCATCGTGGCCTTGCCACCAAGCCACGCGCAGGGGCGGGTTGTTGTCGTGAGGGCAGTCGTCGCGCCGGGCGTACCCAGCCTCTTTCCCTGCCCGGTAGGCATCCCAGAACCCCTCCGGCCTTTTGATCGGGGGGCGTGCTCTCAGTCTCTTTGTTTTTGCGCTAACTCTCATGTCTCGTCTTCCTCGCGTCTCACGACGCCGCCGCCCACCTTGCGCTTCCAGCGGTCGCGCTTGTGGCCGGGCAGCTTTCGCTTGTGCGGATCTTCCGCGTTGACGTGCCGGGCGCGCACGGCGCGCGCCTTGGCGATGTTGGGGGCGTCATGCTTTGCGGTCTTGGCCATGTGGCACCAGCAACAAAGCACGTCGCAGTTTTCGAGAGTGTTCCCGCCGCCTAGCTCGCATGGGATGCGGTGATCGTACTCAGGTCCATCGCCGGGCATGATGTCGCGCCCACACTGTTCGCAGCGACCGCCGCAGCGGTCCCATGCTTGCAGTTTGGTGCGGCGGGAAAACTCCTGTCTCACGTTCTCACAAGCTCCCAGAGGATCGCCTTGCGGCCCGACTTGTTCTTGCCGCGCTCGCCGCTGTCCACGATCATGCCCGCCTTGCGCAGTTCAGTGATGCGCGGGCGGATCGCCAGCATGTCATGCCCCAATGCAGCCGCAATTTCGTCGGCGCTGCGCGGGGCGGGGGCTTTAGTGAGATAATCGAGCACTTGGGCGCGCATACTGCCTGCCCTAACCTCGATCTTCTCGGCGGCCTCGATGCTGGTGTCTGTCCCAGCATGGCCGATCTTCTTGAAGGTGTACCCCATCAGGCCATCCCCAACGCTTCTTTATACATATCGAGCACCGCTTCCTCTTCCGCGATGTCGTCTTTGTCGCGCTTGCGCATAGAGATTACCTTGCGCAGAACCTTGGTGTCATAGCCGAGGCTGCGCGCCTCGCTCATTACCTCCTTCTGCTGCTCGGCAAGGTCTTTCTTCTCACTGTCCAAACGCTCGATGCGCTCGACAAACTGGCGCAGTTCGTTGGCGGTCACGCGGTAGGTGGCATCGCCTTCGGTGGTGGTCGTGTCTGTCATGTCTCGATCCTCATAAGGTTATGGCGGGCAGGGCGGTGCAGCGCCCGGCCCGCAGTTGGGTCAGGCGTTGGCGCGCTCGTCTGCGAGGTCGATCAACGTCTTGTACTCGTCTGGAAGCTCCTGTTCGATTTCCGACAGCGCCTTGGCGTGGCTCTCCATCACCGCCTCGACATCGGAACCAGACACGCCGTTGAGGTCGGTGCGGATCATGTCGATCTTGCCGTTAGCGCGGATTTCAAAGAGCCGGTTGCCATAGGCTTCGCGCAGCTTGTCGCGGTCGCCATCGGACAGCTTGGCCGCGTCGGCCCCGGCAGTCTTGAGGTCGTCCTCCGTCTCGGCCAGCTTGATCGCGGTCAGCATCGCGTCGAGGTCAGGCGCAGGGTCTTCCTGTGCCTTCTTGCGGCTCTTCACCTTGTCAGCGACGGACGCGGCCCGGCTCTTCTTCGGCGCTTCCGGCTCTTGCTCGCCCTGCGGCGTCACGTCGCGCATTTCGCGGGGCATGTCCTGCGCCTCTTCCGCGATGTGGATACCGCGCAGAACGTCCGTGAACACGTCACGCAGGGCAAAGCCACGCGCACGCAGTTGCATCATGCGCTTGGGGTACTGCTTCCACGGTCCTTGTTTGCCGATCAGGCCAGCGGTTTGCGCGTCGTCCCAAGAGAACTCGCGAACCGTTGCAGTCTCGCCCTTACGCTGCACCTTGCAGTAGGCGATCATGTCTTTGTCTTCGCCCTCAATCCATTCTTCGATGCTTTCGAGCTTGCCGGAGCCGCGCACCAGCGCGATCATCGCGTCACCCCAGATCGAGGGGCGGCCATTGATTACCGCGATGTTCTGCATGGCTTGCAGGGGCGGCAGGCCGATTTCGGAGCCCCACTGGATCGCAACCAGAATATTGCCGGGCTGGCCTTGGTAGTCTTTTGGCACGATGTTCGACTTCGACATCACGTCAGCGAAGCGCATGGCCTCGTCAAAGGTCTTGGGTGCCATCATGCCCATGCTCTGCGGCAGGGCGGCGGGCGCGGTGGTCGCGCCCTCGTAGTGTGCGGGGGAGTGATCGTTAGCCATTGATAATATCCTCTAGCTTGGTTGAGAGCCGCAACACGCGGCTGGTGGTGGTGTTGCTGAACTTGTCAGCGATGTCGGGGTGCGCGGCGCGCAAGCCCCTCGTGTCGATGCGGGTGGTGTCCTGCGCCTTCCATGTCGCGATCTGCTCGCCGCGATAGGTGATCTTCTCGGCGTCACCGATGCTCGACACGATTTCGAGCTTCTTGGCGTCCATCTTCTTCTTGAGCGCCTTTTCCTCGGCCTTGAGCGCGTCGTATGCCTCGCAGGCATTGGCGACATCGACGCCCACGATCTGCGCCTTGTCGGCCAGATGCTTCGGCCAAAGCAGCGCCGCGTCGTCCATGTTGATCGGTTCAGGGGGGTTGCGGTCTTCGACGCGCTTCCAGAAGGCTTCCGCCTCGCCCAGAAGATCCGCGATCAGGTCTTCGTTGCGCTCAACGGTGTAGGTGCGGAAGTCGTTGCCGCCCAAGAGCACGGCGCAATCCCACATGGGCACGTCGCAAATCGCCATGTACCACATGCACTGCAACAGGTAGTAATCGGGCACTTCATCGGTGCCAGCCTCGCCCCAAAACTGCGTCGTGAACTTGTCGCCGGTCTTGCACTCAAGGCCGCGATCAGTGGTCAGTCGACCGTCTTTGAAGCGGACGTTTCCGGCGATGTCGGGATTGATAACCGCCCGGTCGATGTTGGCGCAGGCGATGGAAAGCTCTGGGTGTGTCAGCAGCTTGTTGACGCGCTGGACCTTGTTGCCGCTGCGCTTGGCATACTCTTTGGCCACCACGTCTTCGAGCACATGGCCCCAATAGGCGGGCTCGCTCATTTCGTCCTCGTCCTCGATGGGGTTCACCTTCGAGAAATAGACATCGAGGGGCGTCTTCCACTTCGACAGGCCGAGGATCGCGGCCATGTCGGAGCCACCTAGACCGGCCTGCCGGGCCTCTAGGAATTGCTTGTGGGTTTGTTCAGTCATTTGGGGGATTTCTTTCTGTCAAGCGCGCCGTTCAGTCGCACGCGCATCTTTCGGGTTCCCTCGACGCCCATAGGGTCGTGGGTGCTATCGTCGGGCCGGGCGGCGGCAAATCCCGCGCACCAACAAAGCAGATCAGACATCGCCCAACTGAGGGCTTCCGCCTCTGCGCGCGGGATGGTGATGGTGATTGGATCGTCCGACATCAGATCCCCGCCGCAATCAGCTTGGGGAAGACGACGTGATCGAGCCACGCGCCGAAGCCCACGGCGGCGACCATGGCCGCGACGACGATCAGGGGGCGGGCCTTGGCCCATGCCTCACGGCGAGCTTGCGCCGTGTTCATGCGCCCAAAGGCGCAAAGGATGGTGTAATGGTGTGTGTGCATGGGGCAATCCTTCTGCTTCGTTTGCTAGTTGCAATAAAATAGCAGGTGCAATCAAAATTACAAGACAGAAAGTTACTGCTTAAAATTCCAAAACGGGAATTTTGGGGTTGTTGTTTTGTTCACGACAAGACAGATTCACGACCATTGCAAAATATCGTGACCGGGGGGGACTTTGTAACACCCCAAAGCGTTTAGCGGTATTTTTGTTTTCGATGTCAGAAGGTTAGGGGTAGTTATGTGTTTTCAGGCAGGATCAACAACGAAAGCTCCGGCTCTGCGCTCCGAGCAGCGACAGGCAGAAGATCGGGAGTTTGAGGGGCTTGTGCGAGCCATGGCTCCAGCACAACGCAAAGAAATGGCCGCAGCCCTACGGCAGCGCCATTCGTCCGAATAAATCTAAAAAAGGTGGCGCGCTATTTAAGCTGGCGCGTCACCGTTTTCTTTTTTTGGCTTTAGCCGCAAAGGATCGAGCGAAGTTTAACCAGATCGCTCTCTCTTCGGCACTCAGGTCTCTAAATCTTTCGATAAGAAACTCTTCATCACCTTCTTCTGGCGCATTGTAATCGACCAGCTCCGAGGGATGCACCCCCAGCGACTGTCCGATACGCCCTTGCAGGGCTGCGTCTAAGCGGCGCAAGCCCCGCTCCACCTGCGCAAAATAGGGTTGGGATATACCGACCTTTTCCGCAGCTTCTCTTTGCGTGAGGCCAGCTTTTTCGCGGACCTCTTTTATTCTTAGTTTCATCTAACCTCACCGAGCAATTAACGCGATAAACGTGTTTTTATTTTTCTGCGTTCAGCCGCAGTTGTAATTTGACGCAATGAAGGTGCTATCGCAACCGCCAATGGCCCTTGCTCGACCAAGCCATCTTGACACAATGCGATCAAGATTGCAAAAAGCAATTATGAAACTCTCTGATTACATCGAAAGCTACCCCGGCGCTAAGACCCAGAGTGAGTGGGCCTTGGAGTTCGGCATGAGCCAACCGTTCTTCTCGCAAGTCCTGAGCGGCCAGCGCCGCCCCGGCTTCGACACTATGGTTAGGATCGAGCGCACCACGCGCGGCGCGGTCCCTGTTTCGTCGTGGGCCGCGCCCATGCAGGAGGACGCGCCTGCCGTGGAGTTGCGCGATGCCGGGTGATCCGGCGCGCAAGACCACGGACGACAGGGAGCCGCGCATAAGGCCCATGCGGTCAGGCGGCAAAGTCTTCTGGCATCCCTGCAAGGTCTGTGGCCTGCCCTATGCGCCATTCGGGCGCGGCGTCGATAGTCGGCGCGGAAAAATGGGCGAGTGGTTCTGCCAAGAACATCTGCCCGAAGATCACCACAACAACAAGAAAGGCTGAACATGGCTAAAGCAACTCCCCCGTTTATGCGCTTTCTGGCTGGATACACTGTCTGCCCTGACACCGGATGCTGGCTTTGGGATGGGTCGAAGTATCCGAATGGATACGGCTGGCTCAAGGTGTTCGGAAAGGTCATGTCGGTACATCGGTTTTCTTACGAACTGCACAAAGGCCCGATCCCTGAAGGTCTTTGTATCCTGCACTCATGCGACGTTCGGCACTGCGTCAACCCCGATCACCTGCGTACCGGCACCCATCAAGAAAATATGACCGAAGCAGCCGAGAGGGGGCGGATGCCGAGAGGCCGAAGCCATCACGCTTTTGGCAAGCGCCACCTGCGCCCCAAGCAGGCACATCGAGTGCGCGTGCTCGGGCGGGTCTTCGAGAGCCAGAAGGCAGCGGAGAGGGCGCTCAACTTGGGCAGCGGAACGGTTCGGTACTGGATCAAGAACAGCCCTGAAAAGGCAGAAATCATCAGCAAGGGAAACACCTGATGCACAACCAATGCGAATTTATCGGCAACCTTGGGCGCGATCCAGAGGTTAAGACGTTCAACAACGGCGGCAAGGTCTGCAACTTGCGCTTGGCTGTTTCCGAGAAATGGCGCGACAAGGAGAGCGGCGAGCGCAAAGAGCACACGGAGTGGATTTCCGTAGCAGTGTTCCAAGAGGGGCTAATCCGCGTATGTGAGCAGTACCTCAAAAAAGGCTCCAAAGTCTTCGTCCAAGGCAAGATGAAGACCCGCAAGTATCAGGACCAGAGCGGCAACGATCGGTATAGCACCGAAGTCGTGCTGCAAGGGTTCGGTGGCAAGCTGGTTATGCTCGACGGTAAGAGCGGCGGCGACAGCGGCGGTGGATCAGGCGGCTACGGTGGTGGCTATGGCGGCGGCGATGATGGCCCCAGCGGTGGTGGATCGAGCGGCGGCACGCAGTACGGCCAGCAGCAAGACTTAGACGACGAAATTCCGTTTTAGTTATGAAAATCTCTGCCGCCGAATATGCCCTCATGCAGTCCCGCGCTCCCAAGAAGCAGCAAGCGGGGAAGAAGAAGGCAAAATACAGCAACAAGAAGGTGGTGGTCGACGGTCATACCTTCGACAGCAAGGCAGAGGCGCGGCGCTACGGCGAGTTGAAGCTCCAACAGCGCGCGGGCGAGATTTTCGATTTGGAAATGCAAGTACCTATCCCGCTGCAAGGGCGGGATGGGCCGTTACTCAGCCCCGCCGGGCGGGTGCTCAAGTACAAGGCAGATTTCACCTACCTGACGCGCTCCGGCGATGTCGTGGTGGAAGATGTCAAAGGCTTCGAGACACCAGAATACAAGCTCAAAAGAGCGATCCTCGCGGCAATGGGCATCACAATCCGAGAAGTCAGATACAGGAAGTAGAGGTTCAGGCATGGCGCTCTGGTACAGATTTGAGATTAGTGCGTGGAACATCGGCACCGACGACCTGACACTAGAGCAGGAGGCGGCCTATCTGCGCATCGTCAATGCCACGCACCTTCATCAAGAGGCGATCAAGGACAATATGCGGGTGCTGGGCGGTCTTTGGCGCTGCCACGAGCGCCGGGCGAAGCGGCTGCGGCAAGAGTTGATCGACGCTGGCAAGCTGGTGTCAGCGGGTGGCCGGCTGTTTAACCCGCGCGCGCTCGAAGAGGCCAAATCGTTCAAAGAGTACACCGAGCAGCAGGCCGAGTATGGCCGCATGGGCGGCAAGGCTAAGGGCAAGGGCAAGGTACAGGATGATCTGCCCGGCATGGACGCGGAAGAGGCGAAACCGGAGCCAGCGCCAGAGCAGAAGCCGGAGCCAGCACCAGAGACGGAGCCGGAAAAAAGTACGGACAGTGCCGGGCAGTGTCCGGCCTCAGAGGCACCACCAGAAGAGCTTGAGCCGCGCGAGCGCGTGCTGGTTGCTATGGGACATGACCCCTCCGGCCTCACGGCGGGCGGCAAGCTGGTCGGCACACAAGCCGACATGATGCAATACGCGCGGTGGCGCGACGAGCTTGGCCTTTCGATGGAGGACATCGAGGGCGTGATTGGCGAGGTCTGCCGTGGCAAGCGCGACGGACCCCCAACATCATTCAGATATTTCACCGCGGCGATGCAACGGTTCGCGGAAGAGAAGGCCGAGGCGGCCAAACCGCTGCCCAAGGTCCAACGCAAAGAGGACAGAAGCCGGGACGTGTCAGAGGCGCTAGGCGGCGTCGTGAAGCGGTTCCCCGGTGTTCAGAAACCAAGTGAGAGGAAGAAGGCATGAGTAACGAAGCGAGAGACGAGACAATCGGCACGGCGCTGGATAACTGGCTGGCCCGCTATACCCCGCCCCGGCACATGCAGAGCAACGATGTCGCGATGCAGGCCGAGGCCAACGCCATGTTCGACGCACTGGCGAAGATCGGGCCCGGCCAAGGCTATGCCGAGTGGATCGAGCGCACGCTCACGGAAATGGACGGGCGCATGAGGACACGCGCATGGCCGACCGTGGGCGAGTTGAGCGAGACTGCAAAGCAGGTGGCGCAGAAAATGGCCCCGGCCCGGCGCTCTTTCCGACCGCACAACGGACATCAGCAGAGCGACGAAGAGCAGGAGCGGCAAAACAGCCTGCGCAAGATCGCCAATGCCATCAAGTCAGGCCAGCCTGTGACGGAGCACGCCGCGTGGGGGCGTCTCGCAGTCGAGCTTGTGCAATTCGGGCATATCACCAGCGAGCAGCGCGACCGCCTGCGCTCTGGCGTCTTCTTCAAGTACCGCTCGATGTACGGTGAAGAGAAGGCGCGCAAGCATGAGGAAGAGTGCAAGGCCCGGCATGAGCACGGCGAGCGGCTGCACCGGGCAGATCGGGAGCAGGAGCGCCAGAAATATAACCTGCCGCACCATGAGCATGAGCCGGAGCATGACTACGGCGACATGATCGACGCATGAGCGAGCCGAGCGACGACCCGCAAGCGGATCTTGACGAGATTGAGCAGAAGGCCGCTATCCTACAATACGGCGATGGCCTGACGCGCTACATGGCCGAGCTACAAGCGGCCAAAGAGCGCGGATACAAAAACTGGATCGAGGCGCGCATGAAGATCAAACAGGCAATTAAAAAAGGGCGCGAGGGATAACCCCCGCGCCCCTTTCTTTGCCCGCCTGGGCGGTTTTAATCGAGCACTTCTTCGAGCACCTGCGCGCGGATAACAAACCACGGCGTTTGATCCGGCTGGCTGCGGTTCTTGGCTATGATCGCCACGATTTCATCCATTTCCTCAAGCTCAAGCTGTTTGACTAAGCCAGCGGGAATATAGCAGTCCTCGTCGTTGTCTTCGCGGATCGCAAAGCCTGCGCCGTTCTCGATGATGTTCGTGACGATACAGGTGCGTTTGATTGCCATATCGGTGTCCTTTCAGGGGGTAGGTAGGTTAGCTCTAACAGGTGGGCAGGTTAGCCCTAATGGGTGGGTAGGTTAGAAGAGGCGGCCATCCTCGAAGCGGGTGAGGATCAGGTGCCGCGCGTCTTCCATGTCGGGATCATAGAGCGCGTAAACGTCCGAGTTGGTCAGGATTTCGGCGTAGCGTGTCGCCACGCGGAAAGTCGTCGCATAGTCGGCGCCAAGCGCGCGCAGGCTCTCGCCATAGGCCGCTGCCTCCATTTCGAGCTTCACACCGTCCCGGCGCATCACGAGCGCCACCAGCAACGCAGCGGCGATGTAGAGCAAGTAGGTTGGCCCCTCGATACCCCAAGCCCGAGCGCCTTGATGGAGCATCGTGCCAAGCGCGATGGCGATCAGGGCCAGCGTGTAATGCTGCGCGACGTGCCATTCCTCATGGCGGCGCAAAACCTTGTTGTCCCACATGCTGAAAGGGATACGGACCCAAAACAGCTTGGCATGGCCCCAATTATCGGGCGAGACAGTCTGCACATAGGGCAGGATGCCCCGCGCTAGTCCAAAACGTAGTTTCATCTGCTCAATCTCCTTTGCAGTGTCATGGCTCTCTGGCGCATGGTGCTGACCTCGAAGGGGAGGGGGAAATAAATTCCCTCCCCCCCCCCAAGGGCAGGCGATGCGTCAGCAGCCGCGCTGTGCGCGCATGGTGTTGATGGCGTCATACTGGCCCTTCGCCTGTGCCAACTGCGCCGATTGGTCGGAGCCCGCCGACAGGGCGAACAGGGCAGGCCAGAACAGGACCATGCCCACGCCCATCGCCACGGCATCGCTATCGGCCTTCTTCTTCTGCGAGGCGGTGAGGGTGTTCACATTAGCCACGACGCGGGCATGTTCAGCGGCCAGTGCGCGGCAATTCATGTTGGCATAAGTGTACGTCGGCACCGGAGCGGGCGCGATAGCGTCGGGCTGGTCAGCGCAGGCCGACAGCATGGCAACGGCGGATACGGCGCAAATCAATTTCTTCATGGTAGTAGTCTCCCTTGGTGGGTTGTCATGGCCGGAATTGGCGCATGGGATCGGGCCGCGCGCAGCGGCCCTCACCGATGCGTCAGCCTGCCTGAAACTCCTGAACGATGCCGTGCTTGTTGCAGGACGGGCAGATGCAGGCCGCGTATTCGTCGTAGTCGCTATCGTGGTTGGGCAGGGCGCAGTGGTCTTGATCGAACCCTTGCTTGGTCCTCATGCCCCAGATGGTCGCGGCGACCATGAATGATCCGGTATGACCGCAGTCGGGGCAGAACATTTTAAGATCGTCTTCTGCCTCAAGCGCGGCGTCCCATGTGCGGATGAACCATTCGATTGCCTCGATCTGCGCCGCCTTCTCGGCGGTTTCGGGGATAAAATCGACATCGGCGGAAACATCAGCCAGCAGCTCGTCCGCGCTCTTGTGCGGCAGCTTCTCGCGGGCGCAGAACTCGCGCAGCGCGTCCGTCAGGACCGCCGTGCCAATCTCTTCGGGCTGGTGGCACTCCGGCAGGTAGAAGTCCCAATAGAGCGCCCATGTGGCCGCGTCGTCGTCAGCCTCAAACTCGGTGGAATAGATCGGCACCAGCAGCTTGCCCGGCGCGGTGATGAAGCCGTAGGCGTTGGCATGGAACACCGCGACCATTGCATCAGGATCGTCTCCCAAGTCTTCGGGGCTGATACCTATGACAAACGCCGCCTTGGCGCTGGTCATATTGCGGCGGGTGGCCTTGAAAGCCTCGAATGTGAGTGCTTGGTTGGTCATTTGTCACCGCCTTTCAGGTACTCGGCAAGGCCAAGGTCTTCCGCCCGCGCCTTAAACTGGCCCCCGAAAATGCTGCCCGCCGTTTTCTTGAAGCTATCCTTCATCAGCATCAGGATCAGCGCCCGCGTCTCGACGCTCTTGGCCTCTTTGGCTACGTCCATCGCGCAGTCAGCAGCCGCACGAAGGCAGAGCATCATCGCGCCCCAACGGTCCATGCGGCCCCCGTCAAACTGGCCTTTCGTCTCTTTCATGGATGCGTCTTTGATCCGGTCGGTCGCGCCTTCCTCGATCAGCATACGCTCCGTCTCTGCGGCGGCTTTAATGTCAAAATCTAGTGTGTCGGTCATATCGTTACTCCTTGGTTACATGCTGTGGCGCATGGTGCTGCCCCGCGCGAAGCGGGGCAGGCGATGCGTCTCAGCCGTAAACGAGCGTGCCAAAGGCCGCGTTCTGGATCAGCGCGTCGGCGGTGTCAGCGTCCTCGCCCTCGGCCAGCCAATCGGCCAGATAGACCGGCGCGAGGGGGATGCGCTCTAGGAAGTCGGCGCGGGTGAAGCTCCATGTTGTCTCAGGGTCTTCGGCATCGACGCCGCGCACCATCCATGTGTGTTCGCCCCAGACTTCCTCATTCTGGTAGCTCACGTTCTCGCCCTTGGCGTTCAGAACCTCGACATCAGCGGCCCAATAGTTGATGCCCCCCTCGATGGCGGTAATCATCAGGTCAGATACCCGCTTAGGCTCGATTTCGAGTGTGAGTGTGAGTGTGAGTGTCATGCTTGTTCTCCTTGGTTGGTAAGTGTTGCTGTCGCCGCGTCAGAGCGCGCCACCGCTGCCTCTGGCACGACCGTCAGCCCGCCGCAGGCGCAGCACAGCACCGCGTTGCCTGTGGTCGGGTGGATCGACCCGCACGGCACATCGCGCGGGTTCCAGTTGCCGGAATTGGTGTTCAAAACGTGGATCGGGGCTGTGTTGGTGCAGGGCATCAGATTGCCTCCCCGTCGACTTCCAGAAGGGCGGGTTCACCGTTGATGCTCACTTCGCCAAGGATCGGATCACCGTTAGGCCAAGCGCCAAAGTTGCTTTCAGCGCAGTGCATGTGCGCATCAATCAGCCGCTTGGCCTCTTCCTCGGAAGCCGCTTCGACGCGGATCGAGGCATAGAGCTTCATATCAAACGTGTATTCGCGGGTATCGGCCATCAGATCGCCCCCAGCGGTGTGTCGATGGCCTCTGGTGCGGAGCAAGTACCCCACGCCATGAAGTGCGCCCGACCGTTCATGTCGCAGGCGATGTCAGTCACCGCACGGACATTTTCGAGGGCTTCATTGTGGCTCTTGTAGGGGCCAGCAATCAGGTACGGGCGGCCCGCGTCGATGGCCGAAACGTAGTGAAATGGGTGGTCAGGATTGACCTCGGACTTAAAGGTAATAGTGGACATGAATAGTCTCCTTGGTTGCAGTAGCCTTTGCATCTTGCAATCAAAATTACAGCTTTGCAAGTAATTCGGCGCAAAATCAGCAAAATCAGCAAAAAAAACCGCTTTCCCGTCCATGGCTGGTGGATGGCACAAACTCACCCGGTAAGTGGTTGAAAACAAACAAACCGCACCAAGGCTACCCTTGAAGGGATCCCTTGCTGGCAGTTACAAGGTAATTTTCGTCAAACGACCGTCAAACGCTCGTCAAACGCTCGTGGATCGACCGTGGATCGACCGTGGATCGACCGTGGATCGACCGTGGATCATACAAACTTGTTTGGTAAGTACCTGATAATAAACAAACCATGCCTAGGCCCCCCTTCAAGCAGATAAGATAAGATAAGATAAGAGTGGTGGTGGTGGTGCGCGCGCGAGACTTGTAACTCAGGAAAGCTGTAACTTTCGAAGCTCTCGACGCAGGCCATTTTTTTGCGTACCTTGCTGATTGCAGATTGAACAGCGTGCAGGCCGCTCGATCTGCAAACCGAGCAGAGCAGCAGGACGCCAGATGCCGAAGACCTCCAAAGCGAGAAAGGATGCACCTGTCCCGAAGTGGGCAGAGCCGTTTGGCATCAGCGCCAAGCAAGCGATGTTCGTCGAGGAATACCTCATCGACCTCAACGCAACTCAGGCCGCCATCCGAGCCGGATACTCCGAAAAGACCGCTCGATCACAGGGCCAAAGACTGCTTACAAATGTTGACATCAAGCGGGCTGTGAAAGACCGCATCGAGGCGCGATCAGAGCGCACCAAGATTGACCAAGATTACATTCTCAACGGCATCAACGACACCGTGCAGCGATGTCGGCAGGCGCAGTTGGTCACCGACCGCGAAGGCTTGCCCGTCCTCGTTGAGACACCAGACGGGATGCTGACGCCTGCCTTCACCTTCGATGCCTCCAACACGCTCAAAGGCTTCGAGCTTCTAGGCAAGCATCTGGGCATGTGGAAAGAGAAGGTCGAGCTCGACTTCTCTGCCGAGCTACTGGCCGCAGCCAAAGCCGTGACCCAAGGAACGCCCGGCGTTCGACCGGGTGGGCTGAACCTTCCTGACGACGACTGAGGGAGGCTCTGGCAGTGCTAGACGAGGCTCCGGCGGTAAACATACCCAACCCTCTACCGCTCGACTACGAGCCCAAGAACGCCGCAGAGCTACTGGCCTGCGCCCGCGCATCAGCCGAGTGGCGACTGTGCTCCGGCTACCTCTACAAGATCATCGTCAAAGAGACGGACGACGCCGACGAAGCAGGCGTGGTCAAGCCGTTCAAGCCGAACAAGGCGCAACGCAAGTTCCTGCGCGAGATCCACTACCGCAACATCGTACTTAAGGCGCGTCAGTTGGGTTTCACCACCCTCTCTGCCATCCTCTTCCTCGATCACGCGCTATGGGTAGGTGACACCCAGCGTTGCGGCATCATTGCCCACACCATCGAGGCCGCAGAGGTGATCTTCCGCGACAAGGTGAAGTTTGCCTACTTCAACCTGCCCGAAGACATTCGCGCGCTCTTCCCGATCAAGACCGACAATGCGTCAGAAATCGTCTTTGCGCACAACAACAGCAGCATCCGCGTCTCGACCTCAATGCGCTCCGGCACGATCAACCGCCTGCATATCTCCGAAATGGGCAAGATTGCCGCCAAGAACCCCGAAAAGGCCGTGGAAATCGTCACAGGCTCGCTGCCAGCCGTGCCACAGAGCGGCATCGCCATCATCGAGAGTACCGCCGAGGGCAAGAGCGGCGAGTTCTACAACATGGCGACCCGCGCCGAGAAGCTGCACGCCATGGGCTTGCCGCTGACCAAGGATCAGTGGGCTTTCCACTTCTTTCCGTGGTTCATCACCCCCGATTACGTCACTGACCCCAGAAACGTGCGGATCAGCCCCGAAGAGCACGAATACTTCGACATCGTTGGTCGCGAAATGGGCGTGCGGATCAAGCTGCCACAGCGGGCTTGGTACATCGCCAAGCGCGAGAACGAGCAGGGCGGCGATGTCGAGAAGATGTGGCGCGAGTACCCGTCGACACCTGCCGAGTGCTGGCAGCGCGGCACAGCAGGCACATTCTACGCGCCTCAGATGCTCCGAGCCCGCGCAGAGGGCCGCATCACCAAGCTGCGCCACGTCTCCAATGTGCCGGTCCACACGTTCTGGGACATCGGTTCTGGCGATGGCACTGGCATCTGGTCGATGCAGCACGTCGGCAATCAGCACCGCTTCCTCAAGTACATGGAGGATTGGGCGCGGGGATACAGCTATTTCGTCAAGCAGTTGCGCGAGACAGGCTGGCTCTTTGGCGTCCACTACCTGCCCCACGACGCAGAGCATGAGCGGCAAGGCAAGGAGGGCACGTTCACGCCCCTGTCCTTGCTGCAAGACCTCGCCCCCGATTGGACCTTCCAGATCGTCCCGCGCATCCCTGACCTCTCCGTAGGCATCCAAATGACACGCGAGAAGCTGTCAGAGGCTTGGTTCGATGTGGACGAGTGCGCCGAGGGCATCGAGCACATGGAGCTCTACCACAAAAAATGGAACGCCCGCATTGGCGCATTCACCGAAGAGCCGGAAAAGCTCGACGGACACTCAGAAGCCGCCGACGCGCTGCGCCAGTGGGCGCAAGGCTTCGATCCTACCCTCATGGGCAAGGCTTTCACCCCAAAATCACACAGACGCCGCCCAAAAGGAGGCATGGTTGCATGACCCACGGAAACACCCAACCCGTTCTCGATCTATCAAAACGCGCATGGCAGAAAAGCTATGGCGATGTGACCGTCATTGGCACATGGACCTTGGGCAACCGCCGCCCGACGCTGGCTCTGGTGCCGACACGGCCCAAGCCGACGCATGACCGGGTTATCCCCTGCCTTGTGCCGATCGACCTCGCCTTTGCGTGGGACGAGCACACAGGCGATCCCGGCCATGCCGCGCAAATGTCCATGCAGTTCGCCGCAGCCCTTGGCCTGAACCCCGTCGAGCCGCGCAACGTCGTCAAGGTGACGATGATCGTGCGCGAGCACCTGGGCGACCTTCTGATGATGCCTTCAATGCCTGAAACCGAGCGCGAAATCGTTGCTGACGTGCTCCTGACCGACACCAACACCGGGAAAACCCGCGAGCAGGAGATTATGGACGATGTTTGAGAACGATACCGGAGACGACCCAGCCAAGCGCGGCCAAGTCTCTTTCAACAAAGCGACCTCGATGGACCCGCTTGACCGCTACGACTTCGGCAAGCCGATCACCAAGAAGGTTGCGCGCAACGATCTTGATGCTGACGAGGCGCAGGCCATCTGGCGCCGACTAACGGGCCACTACCGCCGCGAGCTTGAACGCCAGAGCGAGAACCGGATGCAAATGGCGATGGATGCCGACTTCTACGACGGTATCCAGTGGAGCGAAGAGGACGCGCAGTACCTCTTGGACCGCAGCCAGCAACCCTTGGTCTATAACGTCATTGCGACCACGATTAACTGGCTGCTTGGCACCGAAAAGCGCGGGCGCACTGACTACAAAATCCTGCCCCGGCACGACGAGGGCAGCAAGAGCGCCGAGCGCAAGTCTCAGTTGCTCAAGTACCTCGCAGACGTGAACCGCTCCGAGTTCGCTATCTCTGCCGCCTTCGCTGATTGCGTGAAGGTGGGCGTGGGCTGGCTGGAATGTGGCGTTCAAGAGGACGACGAGGGCGAGCCGATCTACGACCGGCGCGAAAGCTGGCGCAATATCCTCTTCGACAGCATGGCCGAGGAAATGGATACCTCCGATGGCCGCTACCAGTTCCGCACCAAATGGACTGACATGGACATCGCCAAGAGCATGTTCCCCGAGCGGCGCGCGATCCTCGATCTGGCGGCCTCGACCTCCTTTGACCTAATGCGCAGCCTCGATGGCGATGGCGACGACGCCATGGACGCCGCCGAAAACGCCGCGGCGCAGACCTCCTTGCACGGCTCCCTCGATGATGTCGTGGCCGAGCGCGAGCGCGTGCGCTTGATCGAGGCATGGTTCCGCGTGCCCACCGAAAGCCGCTTTGTGCGTGGGGGGCAGTTCTCCGGCGAGTTGTTCGACCCGCGCAGCGAGGGACACCAGCAAGAGGTAATGATGGGCCGCTCTACGGTGGTGCGCAAAGTCCGTATGCGGATGCACGTCGCCATCTTCTGCGAGGCAGGCTTGCTCTTCCTTGCCAAGTCTCCCTACCGCCACAATGCTTTTCCATTCACCCCGATCTGGGCATACCGCCGCGACCGCGATGGCCTGCCCTATGGGCCAATCCGCCTCATGCGCGACCCGCAGTCGGACGTGAACAAGCGCGCCTCCAAGGCTCTGCATATCCTCTCTAGCTCCAAGGTGGTGATGGACGAGGGCGCAGTGCCCGATCTGGACGAGTTTGCCGAAGAGGTAGCGCGCCCCGATGCGATCATTGTCAAACGGCAGGGAAAAGAGCTTCGCTTTGACATCGACCGCGATCTAGCTGACGCGCACCTCAACCTCATGTCGTCGTCTATTCAGATGATCCAGAGCATGAGCGGGGTCACAGACGAGAACCTTGGCCGCACCACCAACGCGACATCAGGCAAGGCGATCATCGCCCGGCAGGATCAAGGCTCACTCGCCACCGCCTCGATCTTCGACAACCTGCGCTTTGCCCGGCAGGTGCATGGCTCCAAGCAGCTATCGCTGACCGAGCAGTACATGACCGAGGAAAAGCAGTTCCGCATCACCAACATGCGCGGCAACCCTGAGTTCATCAAAGTGAACGATGGCCTGCCCGAAAACGACATGGTGCGCCACAAGGCCGATTACATCATCAGCGAGGACGATTGGAACGCCACCATGCGCCAAGCACAGGTGGAGCAGTTGCTCGAAATGATGGGCAGCTTGGGCCAAGTCGCGCCGCAGGTGGTCATGGCGACCCTCGATCTACTGGTCGAAACCATGGACGTGCCGCAGCGTGAAGAGCTTGTGAAGCGTATCCGCCAGATCACCGGGCAAGAAGACCCCGACGCCGATCCCAACAACCCCGATCCCGAAACCATCCAGCGCAACCAAGCCAAGACAGAGCAAGCCGACTTCGAGAAGCGCGCCGCCATGGCCGAGTTGGAGGACAAGGAAGCCAGCGCCGCCTACAAGCGCGCGCAAACCGAAAAGATGGGTGCAGAGACAGGCAAGGTCGTGGCCGAGATCCGCAACATTCTCGCCAACACCGCCAACAGCAACGTCGAGACGCAGGTACGCGCACTAGAAGCCGCCGCCGCCATCATGGGAGCCAAAGGGCTCGCAGGCGTGGCCGACACAGTGCTCGAAGAGGCTGGTTTTACCTCCGCACCGCGCAAGGGTCTGCCCATGCCGGGGCAGGGCGTACCAATGCCAGCAGCGCCGCAAGCACCTCCCCAGCAGATCGAGCAGCCCGCAGCGCCGGGCCAGCAGATGATGAACCCAGAGCCGGGCGGTTACTGACCGCCCGCAACCCCTCGCATGAAGTGAAAGGACCACCACATGACCGGAGCCCTCTACGCCCGACGCCCCAACCCGGTAAAGGCCGTGCAGTGGCGCAAACACGGCGACCACCCCGATGTCACGCCTGCCGTGGATTGGCCCGGCACAGCGTCCGACACCCAAGGGAAAATTCGCATCCCCGGCCAAGGCATCATGCTTGTGAGCCCCGGCGATTGGATCGTGGACGGGCTCTCTGTCCACAACCCGCACCGCTTAATCATCCCTGCCGGCCGATTTGCGGAAGACTACCAACCCTACCCAACCAAGGAGAGAACCATGAGTGAACAAGACATCGAGGCAGAGATTGTCGCCAAGGGCAAGACCGCGCCACGCATCACCCCCGACATGCTCGACGCAGAGATTGCAGACGAGGATTACCACGTCTTCAAAGGCTCATGCCTGACCATCTGCGTGCTGACGCTGCAAAACGGCTACAGCGTCGTGGGGCAAAGCGCCTGCGCCGATCCGGCCAACTTCGACGCCGAGATTGGCCGCAAGATTGCCCGCGAGAACGCCCGCAACGCCATCTGGCCGCTCTTGGGGTTCCGCCTCAAGGACCAACTGGCGCGGGGGGAAAGCTGATGCCCCGTTTCACCAAGAAGCCCGTCACCATCGAGGCCGTGCAGTGGCACGAGCACGGCGACCATCCGGCAGTGAAGGCCGAAATCCTGTCTGCATGGGCAAGCGAGACTGTCGGACCCGACACCCATGGCATGATCGAGACGCTGGAAGGCGATCACTGCGTTTCCCCCGGAGATTGGATCATCAAGGGCGTGAAGGGCGAGCTATACCCCTGCAAGCCTGACATTTTCGAGGCGACCTATGAGCCCGCCGATGGCATCGCCGGAAAGAGCATGGGTTTCGGCGGAGCTATCTCTGCGCTGAAAGAAGGCCACCGCGTTGCGCGTGAGGGCTGGAACGGCAAGGGCATGTGGCTCGCGCTCTCCTGCAACAACACCCGCGAGGTGCCTGCCGAGGGGTTTTGGTCGCCACACAACGCCCAGCACGCCCGCGACAATGGCGGCAGCGCCACGGTCCTGCCCTCCATCACCATGAAGACAGCCGATGGCTCGATCCTCATGGGCTGGCTTGCCTCGCAAACCGACATGCTGGCCGACGATTGGCACATCGTTGACCAGCAATAACACCAACCGCATGACGTGAAAGGAAACCACATGGCGGAACACGACGACGATCTTCTCACAGAGGAAGAAATGGCAGCACTCGAAGCCGAAGAAGGCGAAGAGGTGGATGGCTCCGCGTCTCTCGAAGAGGATGCAGAGGCTTGGGCACGCTCCGGCTGGAAAGAACAGGGCATGGCCGCAGCCGACGACGACGAGGACGACGAACCCGACGCGCAGCAGGAAGAGCCCGCGCCGCAGGAAGAGCCGAAGGAGCCTGAACAGCCCCGCGTCTCTACGTCCGAGTTGGACAAGCAGTTGTCCGATCTGCGCAAGCAGGACGACGAATTGCTCGATCAGTACGACGATGGCGACCTCACCCGCGAGGAACTGGCCGCCGCGCGTGCTGAGTTGCAGTCGAAGGCCGACGACCTGACCTCTTCTAAAGCTCTTGAAATGGCCCGCGCCGAGCAGGAAATGAAGGCGTGGAAAGCCAGCGTGGGCGGATACCTGAAAGAGTATCCCGGCCTCAAGGACGACAAGGTGATCGAAGCCTTTGATGCCGAGGTGCGCGCAGTCACGTCGAGCCGGGCCTATGCCAGCATGACCTATGAGCAGCAGTTGGCACTGGCACACAAGCGTCTCGCGGCGACAGGCGAGGACATCGGCCTCGATGTGCCACCGCTCAAGGGTCGCAAGCAGGCTGACCCAGACCCGAAGCCGGGCAAGAAGTCAGAGGCCAAGGGCGAGGATCTGGGCGGCGTGCCAAAGACCCTTGCCCGCGTGCCTGCGTCGGATCGCACCGACGAGGATGGCGGCAAGTATTCGGCGCTACAGAAGATCGTGGACCGAGGCACCCCTGACGAAATCGAGGAAGCCTTGGGCCGCCTCTCGGAAGAAGAGCGCAACCGCTTTTCCTCCATGCAAACCTAAGCAGAAGGAAAAAGCCGTTGCTGGTTTTGAAGCTCAAAGCATCCGACAGGGTTATGATCGGCTCCACAGTCGTCAATGTCCGTGAAATCGGCAACGGCAGGGTGCGTCTCGCTATCGACGCACCCACCGATGTTCCGGTGACGAATGAGAGTGCACCATCGGCGCACCGAAAAGAGGGGATTGACAAGCCCTCTTCCCGTTGACCCCTACATATGGTATGAAGGGGCATCACTAAGCGCATGATGTGCTTGTGCAGGTAACTTAATAACCCGCATGAGGACATCAAAATGCAGACGATCATCCCGTTTGGCGACGTGAAGGCCCAAAAAAAATGGTCTTCCAACCTCGCCGTCGACACCCTTTCCAAGAGCTACTTCTCGAAGAAGTTCATTGGCAAAGGCGACAACAACATCATCGAGCAGAAGACCGAGCTTGAGAGCGACAAGGGCGAGAAAATCTCGTTCGACCTCTCCGTTCAGCTTCGCGGCACCCCCACGCAGGGCGATAACCGCGTGAAGGGCAAAGAAGAAAACCTCAAGTTCTACACCGATGAAGTTATCATCGACCAGACACGGAAATCCGTTTCCGCTGGTGGTCGCATGACCCGCAAGCGTACCGCGCATGATATGCGCGTCGTCGCCAAGAACCGCTTGGGCGACTACTGGTCGAAGTATCTGGACGAGTTGATGTTCATGTACCTCTCCGGCGCGCGCGGCATGAACGAGGACTACATCGAGCCCGAAGACTTCACAGGTCACGCAGGCAACCCGATGCAGGCACCCGACAGCCAGCACATCGTTTATGGCGGTGACGCCACCTCCAAGGCCACGCTCGACGCCGCCGACACGCTCAACCGCGATGTCGTGGAAAAGGTTGTGACGCTGGCGAAGATGATGCGCGCTACCGATCCTGAAACCGCCAACATGGTCCCTGTGACCGTCGAGGGCGAGGATCGCTATGTCATGGTCATGTCGCCATTCCAAGAGCACAACCTGCGTACCGACACCGGGGCGACAGGCTGGCTTGAGTTGCAGAAGGCCGCAGCCGCAGCCGAGGGCAACAAGAACAAGATTTTCAAAGGCGGCTTGGGGATGATTAACAACGTCATTCTCCACTCGCATGAAAGCGTTGTTCGCTTTGACGACTACGGCGCTGGTGGCAACGTCGCCGCAGCCCGCGCCCTGTTTATGGGTCGTCAGGCCGGTGTCTGCGCCTATGGCACCACCAAGGGCCAGCGGTTCATGTGGAAGGAAGAAACGGAAGACTACGGCAACGAACCAACCGTTGTCGCGGGCACCATTGTCGGCGTCAAGAAGACCCGCTTCCGCAACAAGGACTTCGGCGTGATGTCGATCGACACCGCCGCCAAGAAGCCCGGCACCTAA